TTGGCTTCGAATACAAATTTCTTTTTCATCCCCCAATCATAGACAATCACTTCCTTTTCTGGCTCACACAAGGTAATCGGATCGACATCCTTCGTAAATCGCTGATCCATTCGGCGAATGCGCCATCGTTGTACCAGGTGTCGAAAACGCAATCGAAGGCGTGATTCACGAAGATAGGCTGAAGTCACTTGTGCCTTTAGATCATGATAGAGAAGACGATCATGATCGTAACTCGACTTTTCTTTCATGATTTTTGAGAGATACATGAGGCGATCTTTAATGGAACCCGTTAGCTGTGATAAGATTTTCCTAACAAAAATATTAGGCTCGGCGGATTCGGGTAATAAAATGTGTTTTCCGTCATCCTCATTAAAATAAAGCTCCTCTTTCGTGGATAATTCGATGAAATTGTAGTCAATTGCGGGTATGTTTGGTTTGGCCTTTTTAAGAGGCGGGCCTTCTATTACCTCTTCCACTTCCTCGTTTTCCACTTCCTCATTATCAATAGGAGGCAGAATTTCTTCTTGTGTTCGATTGTATAGGACTTCAGAGTCAGATTCGGATGAGAGTTCAAATAACCAACTGGGTATTTCATCATTGGGTGGTTGAACGGGTGCCATTTGAAAAGTGGATAACGATGCATGCAGAAGAATACGCAATAGATTCGTTGGAATGATCGGCGGTCTTTCTTCTTTTTCTTCTATTTCATCTTTTTCATCTTGCTCCATGTGCTTGATTATATACGATTTAAACTTTTAGGCACTTCCGCGGGCTGTATGACAAATCGCTTGATGACTTGTTCGGATTTCTTTATCTTTCCTACAATGGATCCTGTAGAATCAATGAGATGGTGATCTTGAATCCACATGGATTCCATGTTATGGCAGTCGCGCACTTTTTGAACCACAATGGGGGTTGTTTCTTCAATCACCATCATACGCTTGTTTCGATGAATGCAACAAAAGTCCGATTGATAGGCTACCGGTTTTTTACAGAATACCGTTAGTTTATCTTGTTGTACATAGGCCTTACATTGATTGGTTTCTGACTGTGAATCCTGTATGATGACCTTCAGAGAATCGGAATGAGGCAAGACTCGTTTGATAAGTTCTCTTTCAGGAACACCCAGCCGCTTCGCCAGCTCTGCAATGTATCGCTTGGATTGTGCGAGAAGAACCGATTCAAAGTTTTCCCAGAGGAGGCGGGGGATTTTGTATTCAAGTGACATGAGGTTGGTAATGGAATGGAGAGAATGAGTATCAATTTTTATTACGATGTTTACGAAGTGTATGACGCAGTTTACGGCGTGTATTACGATGTTTTGTACGGCGTTTTGTACGGCGTTTATGCGCTTGCTTACCACCTATCGAGGTGGGCTGCGATCGACTTTCCATATCATCAAAAAATGCACGAACGGCCTCTTTGACCTTATCCATGTATTCCTTATCGGTAAAGTGATAGTAATGGACCTTCACATAAAATTTTTTCGGTTCACAGATATCGGGGCGATTGGAATGTAGAAAATGGAGTTTGCCAACAACACCCATATTATTGCGGATCTCAATATCAGCATGTTGTTGTCCACCATAGTTCTCATGAACCGTAAGTGTCGGATCAATCATCTTGATTTTATTTTTAAATTTATCGAGATCACTGGGATTTACAAATTTAAAATGCCAGTATTTATATTTCTGACGCTCCAGCCGATTTAATAGGGAATCATTTAGCGGGGCAGGTTTAAGATTGACTGTCTCCGAAAGATAGGAGGAATTTGTGGGTTTTATTTCATTTTCTGGATATCCGCCTACTTTTTTTGGTTCAAATGGGATGACAAAATCTGGCTTGGCATCGCCGCTGGCATCGCCGCTGGCATCGCCGCTGGTATCTTCTTCAGACATCCCTCTCTACGTATGCGATTGGTTATAAAATTAATATCATTGGCAATCAATACATGGAGGCCCCTCAAAATCATATTTGGGGACCCGCATTATGGATGATTTTACACTCTGCCGCCGAACGAATCGGGACACGGCTCTTAGAACGACTACCACAAGAAGAAATACGGATTTGGACGAACCTACTCAGTAGCTTACGATTCTCTCTTCCTTGTCCCTTATGTAAAAAACACTATACGGACTATTTTAGTTCACATCCCATTTATATTGTTACAAAAGAAGAGATTCGGAACTGGCTCTATCATCTTCACTCACATGTCAATCAACAAACGGGAAAGCCATCAGGCCTTTCCTTAGAGGAAGCCATTGAGCGATACAGCCAGCCATTCCAATATACCTTATATTATCCAGTTGTAGAAAAACAGATGATACAAGGTGTGCGATTTGGGCGATGTAATCGCGTGGATTTGCAGCGAACGGTGCGCTGCCTGGAAGAAATGAAGCGATTCTATGAATTCTTTTGAGTCCGCTGACGCCCTTTTCCTCTCACCCTTTGCCCTGTTTTCAACGAGGCATGGGTCCTTTTTCGTGTGCGGCGACCTCCCAACGATTGTATGGATGTTACATTTGCATTTGGATCACACACAACGGATTCACATGCTTTATGTGCATCTTCCCATTCACATTCTGTCTTTTTATCAAGTTTGTCTTTCAGTTTGTCATCATATTGATAAAAATAAGACAGTTGTTTATGATTTTTTTCATTTGTGTCGCTTGTATCGATTGGATTTTTAATAAATTTTCCAGTTTTATTATTAAAATAGACTCGAAAGGCGGAAAAATTAGGTCGTTCGGATTTGTCTTTTAGTTTTCTTCCCATTGTTTCAAAAAATTCTCCCAATACATGTCCATGTGTAACAATCACAATCGGTGCATATGCAGTGCGTGTATCTCGTTCGGATATATTGACTGTCTTTTTATTTAGACTGCACCGTGTTGTTGCCACGGATTTAATACGATTTTCCTCATTTTTATTACATAACTTTTTCAATTCTTCTATAAACATGGGAAAGTTTGGTTCTAACTTATCGAGATGAGCTTGTTCCTTGTAGTCAGTATATCCTGTTCGGTTCATCTTAATAAAAGTTGGTTCTAGCTTATCTAACATTTCCTGTTGCTGCTTAAAGTTTCGCGGTTTATTATCATTCGTAGATCCAGCTTCTGAGATATAGGGAAGAATACGAATGTCATATTCGCTATTCAGATTAGGATTCATCATCAGATATCCTGTCATCTGTGTTCGCAATAATACAGATGCACATACTATTGGCTTAATCACTCCATAATTACGGATTAGTTTTCCTCGAAGTTTTCTCCCTTGTTGTTGTGCATCATATATTCCTTTTCGTGTCAGTCCTGGGTCTACTATATCGGTATGAGTAAAACGATATCCTGGAATACTTTCTTTTCGTAGATTCGCACAGGATGTACCATGTCGTATGAAAATAATGACGGTTACAAGCTCTGGATCCAGGGTTGCATTATAGTCTTCTGTATCAAACTTGAATTTTTCAGATCGTGTTGCATCTCGGAGTTTACCTTTTAATTTAGAGAATGCCATCTACTATCATACAATAATTAGGCGAGAACGGGGAGGCAGGCAATGGGTTTATTTTGAATCATGCTGGGAGGAAGGAGGCGATTGGCAATTCCAAACAAATCGGATAATCGGTCCTGTCCAATCTGACTTAGTGAGTAATACCATCCAAATCCTGCTGTGCCTGATAGGGCAAGTGTTGAAATGATTCCAAAAAATGAGTCGCATCCCGATGAATATCGAAAATAAATGACAATCACTGCAAACACAATAATGGAAATTATTGACATGAGGGCCTGTGATTTACGATTAAGGATTTTTTTGTTAATCGTAGCTCCATCCGATGTCACAAGAAGCGACTCGTCGGGTGACTCTCTTGAAAAAAGTTGAGAGGCATTATTGACCATGTATCCCAAAAAGAAGCTTACCATACTCATCCATGTAGTTGTCATACTTGATGCTATGGAACTGGATCCGCTTTGGGTGCTATATACGAGTTGACACTTGCCTGGAACATCTGAAAATGGGTTATTAGGTGGTAATAGTAGATTAAGAAGCATCGTGGAAAGCGGCGAAAATAAGAGGTATCCTAATAGAAAAAACATCATTGCATAATTTGCTGTAAATAGTCCCAATATTAGCATAGTTCCTGCAATTGTTAGTGGCAGAGTTGTCATGCCACCGTACAGGAAAATACGGATATCTGACACCACATCTTTTAGGGTATCCATTTCTACTATTTCGTATTATTTTAATACGATTGATCTCTTTCTGATCATTCTGTCCCTTTTAAAATAGTATAGAAACCATTCATACTCTTTCTGCATTTGCAGGTAGCGATGATATTGTAAATCACGATCCGTATAGAAATAGATAAAGCATTTATCGCATTGTATCATATTACCCTCTGTTAGAACAGCGTATGCTTTATTTTTGTTTTGTTGGAGCACATACATAAATCGGTGCACCTACATCATTCTTATTTACCAAATAGGGTAATCCTAAGAAGTTAATGGATTCCATTCCAAACAGTGATAGATTGACTTTAAAGAAGATGATACCAACAATGAAACCCAACACCGATGCATACAATACTTCACGGAAGCCATCGCATGAAATGAGACGAAGAATAACGAATAGTGCCAAAAAGATGCCAATGAGGGTATAAGCAACGGTGCTTCGCATTCTCCATTTGCTATTATTTTGCTGTGTCTGTTCGATATTATTGAAATCCATTTGCTGCATGGTATTCGAAAATTCACGAGTCGATAGTCCGAGATAAGCGGCAATGGATACAACTGAAAATACGCCATAAGATGGGTAGGGATTATGATCGTAAATGCGATCAATCGCCAACTGAGGAGTCTTGTATCCCGCGCGACATTTTGGCTCTATTGACCGGGATACAGAAGCTCCCTCTACTTGTATCATGAACCATGACAACAGCTTATGCGATAACACATTTTCAAAAATAAAAATGGAGAATACTCCAAAAGATAGATTTTGAGTTAGTACATAGAGTAATAGTGAACCAAATAAGATCGAATCGGGCATTAATGCACCAATTTCCATAGCGGAATTTTTAATATCACCCAACAAACTCATGATCCCTAATCAAATCAAATATAAAGCATGCGCGCGATCTTATCATAAAGACAGGAATGGGTATCCCATCCTATTACAAAAAACTACTGAATACTGTTCCGGACCTCATCAAGAGAGGGCGGCCTGATGCTGGCATTGACTGGCTCTTTATGGATTTCAACTGCCTCATTTACCATTGTCTCCATCGGGCAGATACTCCCGTTTATCCAGGTGAGGCAGGGCGCGAAGACTGGGAACAGCAGTTTATCGCAGCGATCGTACAATATTGTTTGAAAGTTATTAAAGAAGTTGCTCCTCGGTCGGGTGTATTCATTGCCATTGATGGTGTGGTCCCGATGGCTAAAATGCGCCAGCAGCGCCTTCGTCGCTTTAAGTCCGTATGGTTACGAAAAGCAGATGCAAAAGCGGATGCAAAAGCGGATGCAAAAGCAGAGATGGGAGTGAATGCATGGGATACCAATGCTATTACACCTGGAACTCTCTTTATGAAAAAACTTCATGCAGGACTGGCGGATATGATCCATCATAAAGGAAAAACCTGGATTCTCAGTAATAGTGATCTGCCAGGCGAAGGCGAACACAAACTCCTAGCCGAATGGCGAACAGGGAAGTATCAGGGTCATTTTGCCGTCTATGGCCTGGATGCCGATCTCATTGTTCTTTCCCTTCTTGGTCAAGAACAATGCAAGTTATCAAATGAAATATGGCTTTTTCGCGAAGAGGTGGATAAAGGGCAAATTGCCTATGATGCCATGGGCGAGGAGCAATTTGAGTGGTTTTCCATTCATGCCCTACGCGACTGGCTTTCTACTGAGTTTTCCTATGATCCTCAGGTCAAACGCCAATTTATTCTGAATTATGCCTGTGCGATGTCCGTGCTCGGCAACGATTTTCTTCCCAGCTCCCTCGGTCTTAAAATTCGTGAGGAAGGTCATGCTGAGCTATTAAATCTACTTCGAGTGCAAGAGCCGCTGATTGATTCAACCACTCTGGAGATTTCTTTGAGCGGACTAACCTCGCTTTTTGCACGGCTTATGATGCAAGAGACGGATCGTGTGGAAACCTATGTTGCTAAAAAGAGAATGACTGCACGCGCTCTTGTGGGGGTTCTTTGTCCGAAGGACAAAGAATACTGCTCCGTTAAAAATGGAGCAGGGACCCCCATTCCCTTAGGAGATAACAATTGGCCTCTTGCACATGTTGCCGAAGAGTGTCTTGTCGATCCAGCAAATAAGCGGAACCTTGCAGATGATTGGCAAACACGATATTTGCATAACTTCTTTCCAGGTTACCGCACATTGTCGCATCGCAATACCATTTGTGAATCCTATCTGTATGGTATTCAATGGATCTGGGCCTATTACACTGGACAGACCTCCTCGGTATGTTTTAATTGGTATTATCCGCATTCTCTTCCGCCTCTGTGGGAGTGGGTTCATGGCTATCTTCGTACGCATGTATTGCCCGCCTTTCCTGCGACGGTATGGGTGCGCGCAGAGGACATTCGGCCCGTCGAACAATTGACACTGGTTCTCCCCTTGGAGAGTTGGTCTTTGATTCCGTCCTCAAAAGAAAAACAGTTTCCCTCCTTGGCGCCGCAGTTTTATCCAGCAGCGTTTTCGTTTGAGTCCGTGGGGAAACGATTCTTTTGGGAATGCGAGGCGCAGATTCCAATGCCGAGTATTTGTGAACTCAAAGGGGTCCTTGCCGCAATGTAATTGCGGCAGCATGCCTTGCCTTTTAGGCAAGTGGTCCTTGCCCCAATGTAATTGCAGCAACATGATCTGTCAGCACGCTATCAGACGGTTCTTGCCCTATTGTAAATGGGGCCCTTTGCATAAATGATTCAAACTGCTGTCTAGCCTCTTCAAATCCTGCCGCACCAGGGCGATATCGTTGCTCGGTTTCTACAATGGCACGGGTTTCATCGGTGAGTTTCTGGAGAAGATGGCGATCATGTAAATCATCCACCTTAATCTGCTGAAGATGACGGAGGAACTCCTCATGATACGCAACAGTAGTCGGATCCATGACAATATTGTTTGTAATGAGTTCAAGGGCGGCACGGGTATGAAGGCGACGCTGAAAACGCCCCAGAAACCGCGCCAAGATGGGTTTTGCATAATAGTCACAATGATGATCCGCCATATCATATTCAGCATCCAATTTCATTCGACGGCACTCCGCAGTAGTAGGATATTCCTTATCTGACAGAAAGTAGTAGATATTAGAATCATAACGGAATACGATTGCAATACTCTGCTCCGTTTTCCAACGATACTCTACCATTTCAAACGAAACAAGAGGAATCGTGGAAAGGTTGATCGCGTCGGCGAAGGAAACAGAATCAAATACAGGCAGGCAAGCAGGATCATAATCATCATTCAATCGATAGAGGAACATAAGTGTGTTATTCTATCGATGGATTTATGATATCAATTTTTTACATCCTATTCTGATTTGCCGTTATATATGGTGTCATATGACAATAATACAATGGCGGTAAAGGCAAATGCGATTCCTACCATTTTTATGGTGCTTATCTTTTCTTTAAAGTAAAATAAGCCTGATGTAGTAACAATGACATCGCTCATAATGTCATGCATGAGATTCATAACTGTCATGGATTCATATTGTAAGGATTGTAAGAAAATAAGAGGCTGAAAAGAATAAAGTAACATTCCAAGTGGAATAACGGAGCGCCATGTAACGGTGCCTATCGAATAGCTCTTAAACAAGGATAAGACAAAGGCATCAATGGATGCCATAATAGTGGCAAATGCAAGGGGTATGAAATTCAGCATCCTTTATTATGATCTTCTATTATTTGCGTATCAACGGATTAAAACTAATTTCGTGGAAAGGTAGGAAGATGGGGAATCAAACATCTGTAGATCCCGTTCATCAACGCATGTATTCTAATATGATTCAAATTCATGATCCCAACAAACGGGTTCAAATCATTCAAACATGTCTTGCCTCCATGGAATATGTTAATTCCTCTAAACGGGCCGGCATCTATAGTTATCTCCTTCACTATGTCTCTACCGTGCAATCCGGTGGAAATCCTCCGCACCTTCCGGGAGAACAGCAGGCTTTTACCCCTACCACCGTTCCACGCACACTACAGCCTAACATGACACAAGGGATTGGTGCAACCCATCCATCGATGATTCATGCCCCCACGGCCGCCACCTATGCTACAAACTATGCAGCGCCAAATCCAAACTATGCCCAAAGACAGCAACAGCAGATCGTTACTCACACTGATTCTACTCCCAGCTGGAAAGTCATTACCGATACTCCCAAGCAAAAAGCCATGTCCTATTTTGCCTCCTGTCTCGAAGTCCTTGGAATCCAGGAGGAAGTAGCACTCACCGAGGAAACACTGAAGGTCGCCTACAAAAAGATGGCACTCCGCTCCCATCCTGATAAGGGTGGCTCTGAAGAGTATTTTGAAGCCGTCACGCGTGCCTATGCCTATTTGGCGGAAATCCTCAAATTTATGAAAGGCGGAAAACGCGCAACGAGTGGTGGTCAGGTGGATGCCACCCAAGCCAGGAGCAGTCGCGATGCCGAGGCCAAACAATGGGAGTTTTCGGGTGAACCCGTTCGTCTTAATGCTAAGAATCTCGATATGAATGCCTTTAACAAAATGTTTGAGCAAACCCATATGCCCGATCCCGATTCGGATGGGTATGGTGACTGGCTCAAATCCGCAGATTCCAATACCAGCGGTCCCAAGTTCAAAGGAGAATTCAATCGCGATGTTTTCAATCGCATGTTCGATGAAGAGGCGCGAAAGGGAGGCAAACAGAGCACGAATCTGATCGTCCATCCAGGCCAAATGGCACTGACACTCAATCCGACAAGCGGTGTGGACTTGGTGGGTGAACGACCCGATAGCTTTACCGCTGCACCCAATTCCAAGTTTCAATTCACAGATCTACGCGGCGCCTATACCTCGGATTCCACCATTTCCGATAAGGTCTCCAATGTCCAGGTAGCCGATCGAAACTTCGAACAGTATCGTGCCTCTCGTGAAAAGGCACCTGATCCCTTTAATCAGTCCGAGCTTCATGGCATTCAGGAGTTTGAACGCCGCCAGCAATCCATGGATGTCTTGCGCGAACGAAAGCGTGCTGAGATGCATGTGCGTAACCAGCAGTATCATGATCGCATGAAACAGATGGTGATTACGGATGGCGTAGATTTGAACCAGAAGAAACTGGGGTATTAATGGTAGCTCCGAGGTTGATACGACTAAGTTGTAATAGAAATCGGATTAGTCATATTCACACTCTCTTGCTATATCGTCGGCTGTTATCTTTATACCAGTTAGGATTTCTAATTCATCAACATATGCAGTAATCATCTCAATATAGATTGACATATCTGCATCTGGATTTTTATTCTTTTCTTTATGTGCCGTTGCTAGTATTTGTTTGACTGGTCTCCACCAAGTGCCTACATGTTTGGTATCTCCTAATAGTTCTTGAAGACGACCCAGATTTAAAAAGAACTGATATTCTCTTATTGGGTCATTCTTGAAAAATGCTGGGGCAAATCGTTTTAATTGACACAAACAATGTTTTATTTGATTCGGGCGCTCTACAATCACATCATAGGACGATAGGATCCGCAACATATTCGTGGCTTTTGGCTCACCACCTCTCTGTTTCTTTGCTTTTCGCGTCTTTGATCGTTTCATCTATATATATTTTATTTTATATAAGAAGATGTCCGCCGTCTACTACCCCAAAAAATATTATCAGGGTCTTACGCGGAAAAAGAAAAAGGAGCGTGAAAAGGAAATTCGTAAGTATGGTGCCCTCTCTTGGAAGAATCCGAAGGCGTATGTTGGATTCAAGACCGATCGGGATGTCCCCACCAAGACTTCTGGTTACACCACTGCATGGCGAAAGCAATTTCCTGATGCACGCTCCTTAGAGGATAAGGCGAAGGCAACAGGTGTTCCCTTGAAATATATTCAGGAGTCTTATAATCGTGGCATGGCGGCATGGCGCACAGGGCATCGACCAGGAGCGACCGAACAACAATGGGGATATGCCCGAGTCCACTCCTTTTTGCTAAAAGGGAAGACCTACTATACCACGGATTCCGATCTGGCTCGTAAGGCAAAAGAGGCGTCTGCTTCGGCTCGGAAATGGTGGCGTTAGAGCCGCTCATATTGTTCCCCGCCCCATTTAGCCTCTTCTATACCCTGTTGACACACCATATACAGCCATTTTCCTCCTGTTGCATTCAAGTTTACTTTCATGACTTTCAAAGTTTTGAAAATAACTGTAAACATATATTCGTCACCATCCATACCCATTTCAATGGATAGAATCTCCTCCACTCGTACCGTCGTGTTATTGAGCATGATCCATTGTCGGATGGGCATCTATTCCTTTTTACATGTTTTGATTTTCCAAGGGATTCAACTTAAAACAATCCTTGCGGTTGTTAGACAAATGGAGCACGCACTAGAGCAACTGGAGTTCAAATGCATGGAAGATGTCACACCTGAGTCGCTGAAACGGGCATTTAAAGACGCAGTGGTAAAAACGCACCCTGATCGCGGCGGTCAAGAGGGCGACTTTGATCGTGTTCTTTCTGCTTATCTCTATTTGTCGAATGTGCTGAAGCGCCTGTCAGGCGGTCGAGATGGATTTCAGACCATCCATGTGGAGGATGTGAAGCAAATGCGCGATGATCAATTTGTAAGCGAGCTAAATAATTTGATGAATGAGGTCATGGATCAACTGGATCGTGGATCTGCTGATGAATTCAACAAGGAGTTTAACGAACAATTCGAGAAGCTTCGGCTTCATGGAGAAGAAGATCGCGGATACGGGGATTGGCTTCGTGCAGAGGATAAAATGGATGAGAAAACGGAAGAGCCGATGGAGATCGATGAATCTCGTCTACATGAAATCTTTGAAGCCACGGTGAGACAAGGAAAGGAGCCACCTACTACCCTTATGCTTCATCCGGATGAAATGGCAACCTTCTCTGGAAAATCACACGGAACATCACTCATTCATAAAAGCGGTCAGCGCTATACCTCAGAGTTTGACACCAATCCCGAGTATACTGATCTACATGATGCTTATACCTCTGAGAATACCTTACTTGATAAACTACCCGTTTATCAAGAAAAACCGAGAACCTTTGAGGAACTATTGAAAGAGCGCGACATGGTCTATACCACAGAGCTGGATCGAGACCTGGAGGCCATTTCCGCCTATGAAAAGCGCAAGATGGACGAAGAAAAGGAGCACAAGCAGCAGATCACCGACTATTTCAAGAAGACGGCTAGCAGTCAATGGGCACTACGAGGCGTCTTTACCAAAGATGGGGATTCCTTCGTCAAAGAATTCTAAATCCATCAAAATATACCCTGATAGGGTAGGGTGACATGAGTCCATTTCATATACTAGTTGTCATTTTGTCCATCTTATTTATTTTGTCGGTGGTATATGCCCTCCGATATTCCAAGTATTGGGCAAACATGAATCCATTTGTGGATAAGCATTTATTGGAACGGGGTATGGAGAAACCCGTCATTTGGCTCTATTACGATAATTCCGATGTGAACTCGCGTCAATGGCTTGATTTTGGTGCCCGTTCTTCCCGTGCACTTAACTTTCCTTTCTTAAACCTCTGCTATGAATCCATTGTAAAACAGAATAAGAATCACTATCGTATTGAAGTCATTGGCGGTCTATCAGGTGCTGCTGAATTACTGGGTGGCTGGGCTAATATGCCCCCCGGATTACGCGATCCTATTAGCCCCGTCAATGAAGCCGAAATAAACTATATTCGCGCAGCAATCTTGGCAAAGCACGGTGGACTATGGTTATCACCCTATTGTGTCTGTTTGAAAGGATTCGGTGAATTGCCAAAGGATAAGACGGTGTTCTTTGGTACGGATCTGGATGAAACCTATGCGGGACCGAATGGAACCACCATCCCAGGCTTTCGTGCCTTATGGTCTCCTTATCCCAATCATCCTCTTTTTAAGGAGTGGATGGAAGTGACCTATGCTCGTATCGCCCAAAAGCGTGGTGGAGATCAAATTCGCCGTGATGCCAATTGGGACTTTGTACGATTTACGACCGAGTATGTGCATACGGGTATCATTGTTGACCCTGCCGCGGAAGGCATGCGTAAGAAGGATGGAAAGCGTCTCCAACTCGAAGACTTACTTGCAAGCGGTACCGATGGAAATCTTCCATTTGATCTCTGCGATTACACCGTGTATGTACCTTTCCCATGGACGGAGCTACGCGACCGTGAAATCTTTGGATGGTTCCTGCGCATGAGCGAGGCGCAAATTATGAATTCAGACTTAGCGGTAAAATATCTATTGGAAAAGGCACTTCGTTAAATGAAATAGGTGGTTGTAGTGCATGTTCTTCAAGTGTCTTATAAATCACATTTTGTAATGCTAAAATGCTTGTATTTCCTTTGCAATAGGAGATCCAAGAATTAATCAAAAATTTATGAATCAAAATATTATCCTGGAAGGTGTGATTACCAAATAGCTGATTGATCACTTGAAAGCTCTCCAAAATATCTTCATAGGCATATCCGCGCTTCCAAATGTGAAGCAAACTTGTAATAGCTTTCACAGAATCATTTTGTGACATCGCTGTTAGCAATGGAATAAAATCAACATAAAAGGGTGCTGAACACAGGACACGCACTCGTTTCATCGTAATTTCCTCGTGAAAAGTTACATGAATGTCTCGAATTAATGTTAGTAAGCGGATCAAGTCGCTAATGTTATTTCCTGCAATATTAACCACCCAATTCCACATTTCATCGGTAAATTGTTTGGGCGATGGCATGTTTACATTTTTTAAGAACTGCATCTGGTATGCATTGGTATCCACGCTATTCATCGCAATATGAATACACCGAGATCGCAAGGCAGGAATTAAGTCCTCCTCGGATGTCCCAATAAACAAAAAGCGAGTGATATGTGAATAGGATTCCATTGGTCTGCGCAGAGCTTGCTGAGAAATGTGGGGAAAGGTATCGACATCGTCAATGACAACCCATCGATAGTTTCCCTTTCCTAATGACATTTGTCGAATAAACAAACTAACTTGCCCGCGAATGGTTTGAATGCCGCGATCTTGATCCGGCCCCAGTAACATACATTCATCGATGGATTCGACGCCCCATAGAAACGGCGTGGGTCTCATCTTTTCCCGTGCATAGATTTGAAGTAGTTCACGAATAAGTGTTGTTTTTCCGCATCCCGCTGAGCCTGTGATAAAAATATGACTGGGTGCATCCAGTTGTTGATAACACTCATTCCATACGGATTCCTGACCTACTAAGGAAGCCATCCCTTATTCCTCTATGAGCGATAGACTTTAGATTCTGCAAATGGGTATAAATCAGAGTATAAACAATAATGATCTCTACCAGTTAAACGACAAGAGGTAATGTCTCGCTCCAAAGGTGCTAAATCATTGTATGATGTACTCAGTGTATCCAAAACCGATACTTGCACGGCGATTAAAAAGGCGTATCTTAAGTTGGCGCGCATTCATCACCCAGATAAGGGTGGCGATCCCGAGGTCTTTAAAGAGATTACCCATGCTAGTGATATTCTGACAGATGAGAAAAAACGCAGAATCTATGATGAAACGGGAATGACGGATGAACATGCAATGGAATCAGGTGGATTCCCAGGTGGATTTCCTGGTGGGTTCCCTTTTGAATTTAATATGAATGACCTATTTGGAGGAATGTTCGGTAATCCACCTGTTGGTCCTCAGCGTGGACCCATTCGCAAAGGGAAAAAACCAGCCCCTGCAGTACAGACCATTCCCATTACCTTGGAGCAATTCTATCTGGGTCATAAGTTTGACATTCAAATCAATCGTCAGTCTTTTTGCCCGAAATGTGAGCACACGGGTGCTAAATCCAAGGAGGTTTGTCGAAAATGCAATGGTCAGGGTGCGGTCACACAAATTATTCAGATGGGACCGATGACGATGCATACTACAGGTCCGTGCTTGGACTGTGAAGCAAAGGGTGAGCGCATTTTGGAAAAGTGCTCTCATTGTTCGGGTTCAGGCTTTCTCAATGAAACACGCAAGCTATCGGTTTCTATTCGCCCTGGAATGCGTAAGGAGGAGACTTTTATTTTCCCTGAAGTCTGTTCGGATCACCCCGCCTTCGAGAGCCCAGGTGATGCACATATCATGCTTCAGGAAGATCCAAAGGATACTGCCTTTCAGTATTTTAAGCGTGTAGGAGATCGCCTAGAACATTTGGAAACAACGGTGTCACTTTCTCTTTCTGAGAGTTTGATTGGATGTGTAGTTCAAATTGATGGTCATCCAGGATATGATGAAGGACTCTTTATCAAGATTCCTCCAGGATCATTTGATCAGGATAAACTGTGTTTGAGTGGGTTTGGTATGCCAATTGCTGGTAGTATTGGTAAGCACGGTGATCTTTACATTATCACAAATGTATCCATTAAACCAAGTGAGAGGGCACTATTTACCAAAGAAGCACATCCACTACTTGTACCTATTTTCCAAGATAAGGTCCGAACCTATTCCTGTGAGGAAAGTGATATTCAAACGGATCTATATTTGCAAAAGTAAGTAGTTTACTGTGTGTCACGAATCTTAGCATCCGTAAAGGCAATATCCGTCTTCCACTCTGGGTTCAGGCCAGCCTCAGCATAGGCGCGCTGAGAATCAAGGAGCATGCCCTTTCCTGGAAAGGGTGAACCCATCATGTTCGCCTGATAGTCGGCACCACCGCGACGACGCATGCGGCGATGAGAGTGACGACGAGTCTTGTGATGGCGCTTTGAGTGGTGCTTACCGTGGCGCTTCGAATGACGCTTACCGTGACGCTTTGAGTGACGCATTGAGCGGCGCTTTCTACGACCGCCATTCTGATCTGTCAGTCCTGCGATATCCACAAAGGCCTGATCAATACCCTGAAGGTGTGCCGGACCGCGTAGGGGCGCTTCGAGGGTGCTGTTGGTAATAGCGCTAAGAGGTGAACCTTGGATGTTAGATTGGTAATTACTTCCGCCATGCTGTCCCTCATGATACTTAAAATAATCAGCACCCTGACCAAGTGACATACGAGAGGCCCAATTGCCTGATAGATGATAATCGAGTGGTGCACCCTCTAATGCATCCGCACCACCGCGACGACGAGTTCGGCGTTGAGATCGACGGGAATGACGACGCATCGACTTCCGGGATACTGAACACTTTGATTTCTTCACCATTTCTATCTAATCATGTGATAAAATTATCGTCTATTTTGAGATTGTTTCCAATCCATCATTTGCTGATATGTCTTAAAAATGGGCGGTGCATTGGGGCGAAGTTGGTTGGCCGCAGCAGCGGTATAATAATTGGATACTGCCGCTACCAGCTGTGTTCCACTTTTATTATGTACCAGATTGCTATTATCAAAATTAGCTGTGTTGGCATTAGGATCCGCAACATTCGCAACACAGCAGGGGGGAGTTTGTGTTGCCATCTATCTATCATTCCGGATCATTTTCTATGGGGGTATTTCTGGCCATCTTGTTGTAAAAAAATAGAAAGCCATTTTAGAAAATGGACACTTCAGCCCCCAAATGGACAGACGCGATCTCGAATAATGTGTTGTGCGGTTATTTCTATATCTTCTTTGTCATCTTCTCCGTCTGGGCAGGCCTTACCCTTCTCGGTGGCATCTGGATCTTTGCCACCAGCAAGATGTCCGTTGGCATGCTGTTTGCCGTCCTCTTTAACATTGTGATTTCGTTCGGTGTTTCGACGACTTCGGCCCTGTTTTTGTACCTGATTTGCGAGCGCGCGTTAAAGCCAATGCAGGTTCCGAATGCCAATGCTCGAGCTGGACCCCGTTCTGATTACAGAATGATGTAAAGACGACTTTACCCTTTTTTACCATGGATTCAGCCACCTTTTCAAGCCGTGTAGAGCGTGGAGAAAGAAAGACCAATGCATGAGTACATTCCTTCTGAATCCGATCATCTCGAAGAAGCTGTGCGATTTTACCATTTCGAACCCAGTCCGCTTGAAAGACCTGGGTTGGAATATGCAACGCCTCGGCCCATGCCTGTAGATAGATAGAGGAATTTCCCTCTGATGGAAGAAGAATTCGATCAGGAACACGACCCATTTCTTGTAAGAGAAGGGCGATAATCTGACTTTGAAGGTCCTCTTCCGATAGTTTTTGGGTATGTCCCAAAATGCCAAGGATGCATGGCTTCGGTTCGAAAAGAGAATCGTTAAGAACCGATGACATGGATGCGCACATTGTTGTTGCATTACCATCTTCAAATTTTATTATATTGTATATAGTGCATGATAGAGTAATTTTGAAATAATAAGTGAGATCATAATGGCAGCCAAATGCGAAATAATATAGGAATTAACGCGTTTCTTTCGGTGAATATCGAGATAATAGGCGAGTGATGTAAAAAGAATACTGAGTGCAATAATCTCTTTATAATCTATATCAAACAGCATGCTCTATTTATAATTCCGATGCTTCTTGCAGGCTTGCCAGGTTCACCTTACGCTTCTGGATCTTTCCTGAAACAATGTAGAGTGAATTCTCCGTCAAAATGATGAAATCCTCCTCTGACTTATAGAGCTTCTTAATCAACGAAGTAAACTCCTCCTTTGACTTTACAAGAACACGCTCCTTCGTCTCAGGGTCCTCGCCAAGAAATGCTTTTCCATTGTGAGTTTCACGAAAGTAGTCTAACATAATAGCACGATCTTGCTCAATTGCAATCTTTGCTGCCTGCAGCATAGTTTTAGGGGAAGGAAGGTGCTCGGAGGCACCACCTGCTGTAGCCGTAGGTGCTGCTGTGACTGGATTGGTAGTAGAAGCCGGGGTACTCATCTCTAGGTCTGTCAATAAAATATAAATCCTTCCGTCGTATTTAACGCAATTAGGATGTAGCCGTATTGGGTGAATAGAGAACCGTACCCTGATGACGATCAAAGACACGATTCAGAAAGTCATAGGCTGCATCAATTTGATGAATCTGCCGAGCTCCCGTAATAATAATTCGTCCCGTTCGAAAGATACTCATGGTAATTCGTTTGCATTCTCCCTCTCCTTCTCCTGTACCCTGACCCTTGCAGAACTGTTTACATTGGCAAATTCCGACGCCAGGGTCTCGTGTATTATAGAAGAACTTGGTATTGATGCCTTGGTAAATTGTCTTCTCCAACATACTAAAGAGATTGTATTCGTTAATCAAGATTTTATGAAGTGCATCTTGATTAATGAATTTATTGAGTGCATAATCGGTATTAATCAACTGAATGGAGAATCGTTGAATAGAGGGGGGAGCGGGAAAGGGAGACTCAGGGAGTGACTGAATGGTATGTAAGAGCCATTCCATTGCACGACGGGCAAATGGCTCCGAAGTGACACCTGTCATCTGAATACCACCATTTGCAAATAGTTTCACATTTACCTCCTTCCAATGATAATTGCCATCATTCTTTTCATCATCATCTGTTATCTTTCGGCGTAATACAATCGTGGATTGATTAAAGAAGGACTTTGAAGTAATTTTACGATTGGTAAAGATATCCTTGTAACTAGAGCCCAGTACCATGTTTTTGTGTTCGAATTTGAGGATCCCTTCCTCAGGATACCAGATGGGAAGGATCACACTTCGAAGTGATTCAAAGAGTTGATCCAGCTGAATGGAAGTGCCCCAGTGGGCGGTAATCACCATCGTAGAGATTCGGAGATTTGTCTTTGTATAAGTAGAGGTCATATTTGGTCGTGCATAGATATAGGGTTATATTTTCGTTCAAATTTTTGTTTAAATTCATCCAATAATAGAATCAGTTGTTTCTCTGTTTTATCATATAAATTTGTACTATCAATGATGAGTTGATAGAGGAGATTGATTCGATTAATAATAGAGTTATCCATAAGTTTAAAAATATCGACCAATAACAATATTTCGGATACAATCATTTGGTAATCTGTGTTCTCCTCTCGAATCAAATGGATGCGATCCGATGGATGGGCATGAATATATTTCCAAATACGAAGTTCTACTTCTGACTTACGTGCGGCTTGACGCAGATCTCCGCGTGTAATGGAAGTAAATAGATCAACGACTTCATTATTGCGATTAGGAGGATCATAACGGATTTTTAGCAATCGTTGGCGCAGCTTGGGATGGATCCGACTCTGCGAGTTACAAATTAAAATGACACACATGTGCTTGGGGTCCGTATTTAGAATGGTCTGAAGCGAGAGCTGTGCAGCCTCTGTTAGCGTCTCACACTCATCGAGTACCAAAAAACGGGGCGCCGTCTCTGTATCCGTTCTCCAATCCACCCTTAGAAAGGGAAATACTTTTTGGCGAATGGACTCCAGACTCCGCTCATCGGCGGCATTCATGGAAATGCACATAAGTGATTTGCGATTTCCCCATATTTGATTCATGAGCCATATGGCACTGGTTGTTTTTCCTGAGCCAGGTGGGCCAAATAGCAGCAAATGCTGCAGTGATTGCGGATTCTTTACAAACATTGAAAAGCATTTTCGAACCCGCTCACACCAAAAGGCAGTGTCCACCGACATATTGGTCTATCATGTTCTGAAAAGCTTAAACCCTTTTTACGCACGAAAGTAAATTTGTATTCTTTAAGCCCTCCTTGGTAGGAAACAACTTAAATAAATGGGTGCGATCTTACTACTAATATGAGTGGACGAGGACGAGGTAAACGAGCCGCCGTTAAAAATGAAATTGATCCAACAGAGGAGAAACCGAAGAAGACGAGCAAGAAAAAGCAGTTCCCTATTGTGGCAGTCATTACACCTGATGGAATTGAGGGTAACCTCTTATCCGCTACACGTCGTCCGTTGATCGTCCATCTACCCATTCAAAGCAGGGATATCCCCATGAATGACATGCCGATTATGTATGATCCGCTCCCGCCTACCGACGCACAGCCCTATGATAGCAATGCAGATAATCCATTTGCGGAGGAGGTAGAACATATCCAGGAGGAGGTAATCGATGTCCCTGTTCGATCAGAGCCAATCGTTGAGCCTGTCGTTGAACCCATGGTAAAATCGGAAGCAGAGATTGATTATTATGCACTGAAATCAACGATGCTAGTTCAATACCATAACTCCGCAGAACGCAAAGAAATTCCAATGCAGTCGGATGCCGCCTGCTTCTGGTGCTGCCATTCTTTTACGCATCGTCCTGTTGTTCTTCCCATCCGTGATACAGGCGAGTACCTGCAAGTCATGGGTAACTTCTGTAGCCCTGAATGCTCGGTAGCGTATCTGTTTGATATGCGCCAGGATTCACATACTCGCTGGGAACAGTTGGCACTGCTCTATCGTGTGTATGGTGAAGCATGTGGTGGTAAGATTCATCCAGCTCCTCATCGCACGGTTCTTACCCTGTTTGGCGGATCCCTTTCCATTCAAGAGTATCGCCAGATGATCCAGTCACAGAAGGTTCGTGTGGATGTCCATTTGCCACCAATGGTAAGTATTTTGGCGACAATGGATACCAAGCCGATCGACTTCTATGATGCGGGTCTTACGAAGAATGTCAATGAGACGGTGAAGGAGCGCCTACAGAAAGCGGAGGAGGTTCTTCGTCTTCGCCGCACCAAACCACTCAAGGCCTGGGAGTCCACGCTGGATGCCTGTATCAATTTGAAGATTAAGCACTCAGTCTAATTGTACTCTTTCTAAAAGAGGAGCAATAATGGGAAAAATAAGATAACAAATAAAATAAAATTTGATGAATGGGATGGAATACATGTCGACTAGCACGAAATGTCTTCCGTTCAATCAATTCTGATTCGCACCTGCATGTCTTCCATTCAAAAGGAGTTGGAACAGCTGGAAAAGTGGTTGGGCGGGTCACTTCCTCACCCTGAACCCAGCCATTCCACGGACTCTCTGCTTACTGCAGTGGAACGACTCTCCAAGCAGTTTGAAGTTCAGCAACATGCATTGAATCACATTGTGGATCGATTGGATATCCTGGAGGGGGTGCGAAATGAAACGTGTTATATGGATCTACATGATGATCCGTGGCTGGATCATTCGCCGACTCAACTTCAAAATGAAATCATTGATCCGATTGAACCGCTTTATCATATCTGTAAAACGGAGATGCTGTTTGAACCGGCTCCGTCTCTTCCAGTGGTAGAGCAGAAACCTATGGTAGAGCAGAAACCTATGGTAGAGAAAAAACCTGTGGTAGGTACACCTGTTGTAGAGCAATCCAGTGTATCTCTTGTTCCACAATCAGCGGTAGAGGAGCAACAGGAAGAGGAAGAGGAAGAGGAAGAGGAACAGGAACAAGAGGAGGAAGAGGAAGAGGAAGAAGAGGAGGAACCACCAAAAGAGCAACAGGAGGAACAAGAAGAAAAACAAGAAGAGGAACAAGAGGAAGAAGAAGACGAGGGTGTCGAACTACTTGAATACAAGGGTGTATCCTACTATAAAGATTCCGAGGGATTCATCTACAGCATTGAAGAAGACGAACAACCCTCAGAAATTGCCATCGGATACTGGAAGGAAAAAACCAACTCCATCGCCTTTTACAAAAAATAATACAACTTAAATATATCTGAGTATTGATTATATAAAATGGTTCATTGGAAGACTTCTCTATTTTTTACTCTTTATTCCATTTGGGATCATGCAAAGAATTTGGGTTATTGTACTCTATCATCTGCTCGACAATTGTGGCGTTATCTCACTATTCTGCGAAAAGGAACTCATAAGAAGTGGCTCCTCATCGACGATCATTCCCTCCCTCTTTTGTTGGCCTATACTCCTTCTCCCATTCAGGCCTCCTGGATATATGACGAGTATACTTCTACGTTGTCCTACTGCAAAGATAATATTGTACCCACGCATCCATGCATACTTTCCTGGCTTTCTACAAAGATGACGGTAGTCATTCAAGACAAGGCAACAGACTATGATATGGATCCCTTTCTCGAGAAATTTCGTATTCTAACTGAACCCTCTATCGCTCCTCCTCTTCGTGCCATTTTTCTATCATGGTGTGCTCATACTCGAAACTGGTTTCCCCCGAATGGCATCGTTCAATTTCACATCATCGATCATGAAGGCCAGGAGCGCATGTTGTCACTTAATGTAGATAATAAATGTCTTGAGATTCGTGACTCGAAACTCTATGATACACTGCCTACCTCTCCTACCTCAGATCATACATACGATTTTTTTACTAACCATCATTGTTAAGATTGCAAATCATTAAAATTGAAACCAGCAATTTAAAGATATTAACTACCTCTACGATTAGATCATGGCCTCGGACGAATCCACTGTTCTTTCCTCTGTGATTCCGACGGGCCCTTGGACGCTTTACTTTCATTCACCAGAGGAAACCAAATGGACACTCAACACCTTTATCAGTCTGGGTTCCATGAAGACCTGGCAGCAGTTCTGGATTATCATGGATACCCTCAAGACAGACTCCTTTTCCGATGGCATGTTCTTCTTGATGCGTGACCCGTCACCGCCTTTGTGGGAAAGCCATCATCACATTCGTGGTGGTTGCTATTCGTTTCGGTGCCAGAAAAAGGATGCCGCAGAGATCTATCTGAATTATAGCATCGCGTCCATGTTGGGCGGGCTTTCTGCCGATCCGGCCAACTCGATGAATGGGATCTCCATTAGCCCAAAGCGCGGGTTCAATATTGTGAAGGTGTGGAATACAGACGCGCAGAAGTTTAGCCAACCTTCTGATTTGGCGGCGATTAGCACGATTCGTGAGGCGGATGTTATCTATACGCCGTTTGTGCAGAAGAAAATGTAAGCGCTTTTTGGGAAAAAGTAAGAAAAATACCTGGGTGCTTTTGGGAAAAAGTAAGAAAAATACCTGAGCGCTTTTGGGAATAACCAAATTACCAATACGCTTTAGAAAACTATCCACGCTTTTGTAAAAAGGCGCAGATATTTTTATTAGTCCGATGCGAATTCGTATCGAATAAAATTAAACAATGATAGTAGTATGGCGGCCGTTGCACCAACCCTCAATGGCACCTATTATGAAATTACCGTTCCAGGTAATATTGTTTGGATGATGACAACTATGACAAATGGCGCTGCTCCCAACCTGACAAGTACCTATAAGGTTATTAACAATATCAATATGACGGGATACACAGCCGTTAATACACTTGAATCCATATGTAAGACGGGTGCTACCACACCTACAGAAGGCCCATTTTTAGGTGTATTTGATGGTCAAGGTTTTACGATTACCATTAGTTTACCTGATGTGAAAACAACAGACTATTTTGGCCTGTTTGGGTTTGTTGGTAATGGATCTACTGCTGGTATAAGTATTAGTAATCTGAATATCATATATACTGGCAGCACATTTAGTTATACACCCTCTCCCGCTCCTGCGATTAGCTATTTAGGATCATTAGTTGGATATTGTAATACAGCAACAATTAATAATTGTACGATAACTTACAGCAATGATGTAGTGATTACAAGCACAAATACAACGACTAGCTCACAACAATATACAGGTGGAATATGCGGTAGAATAGCAAATACATCTGTTCTTACTAATTCAACGATTACCTTTAATGGTACTGCTAAATTATTACATGGCGGTACCGTTGCTGGTAGTATTACTGTTGTTCGTGCAGTCGGTGGTATATGTGGTTATATGGGTGATATAACAAATACTATTACAAATACATTACAATTCTGTACGATGTATATAAGTAAAGATACAACATTAGGTTCAGAGGGAACAGGTACTGCACAATTAGCATCTAAAATTGGAGGAATCTGTGGAGGTGCGGCAGGAGATGTTATTTTAGATCACTGCAAAGTATTGGAAACATCAACTGTATCAGGAGGGACTCTACTCATTCAAAATTCGGGCGGCGATACATTCGTTTCAGGAGCTGAATGTAATCCTGCTGTACTGATTGGAGAATTACGCCAAGAAGCGTTACTATCATCGAATAGACAAATTACAGTTTGTGAATTCTCATTAACCAATTTTGATATATCATTTCGGATTAACTATAGTGGGGGTACCAACTGCAATATAGGATGCTTTATAGGTAAAGCATATGATAGTACAGTACAAGCTGCTGCAAATAGACCCATTACAAACATTAATAATATATCTGGATTAGCTAAAAGTATTGATATTTATAATAGAATAAATGCGGTGAATTCAAATCCTGGTTATTTCATGGGAGGAATGTTTGGTAAAATAGGTGGGGCGAACCAAATTATATTAAATGTGAATACATGTATATTAACAACAGTAAATAACTATTCAGTGCAATTTATAGCTATAATTGTATCTGGAACAGCAGTCACTCCTTTAAACTATGGAGGAATAACATCTAATGTAATTATAGGAACCATACCAGCCTCCATAACAGATCCAACCTCTGAAAATTATAGAAAATACGAAGATTGTAATTTGAATATCGGTGGAAATACTACAATTACCATATCCCAGACACAACCTGCAGTAACTTCTGCCGGAAATGAATCAAATATTGGTGGATTGTTTGGAAAGGGATTGGGTGTGTTTGGGCCGACTCTAACACGCCCTTTAATTATAAGACGGTGTAATGCTACCTATGGTGGGAATTTTAGTATAGTATATATCAATACAGTTACTAGTACAAGTACTGCTCTAGTTAGCAATGGTGTATTTTTAGGAGGATTTATTGGCAGCACACAGGGATGTACTGTATCAAATTGTATTAATACATTTGGTTCAATGAGTATCACTGCAAATATTGCAGTTGCGTATAACTCCTATATGTCATTAGGTATCGGCCAAATTTCAAATTTACAATCAGCATCAATTGTACCTTCTACTATTTCTGGCTGTCAAATTATCGTAAATGGAAATGTGACATTGATTAATAATAATGATACTATCATTGCTGGATCCGCTCCTGCACGCGCAGCATGGAATGGCGGCCTTGTCGGTAGAATAAATAATGCTTCAACATGCACTGCCTCCACTCTAACTATTACTGGGACATATGATAGTAGTGCTAAATCCTCAGCAGATTCGGCTACCATCGGCGGTCTAGCAGGTGATATCATTAGTACAGTTGCATTAGGTCCTTCTACCTTATCTTCATGTCAAGGAACGATCGGTGGAGCCTGCACTCTTAATAGTAATATTAATATAGCCTTTAGAGGTCTCATTGGTGGTATGGCTGGACTACTTGCTGCATCTAGTACGCTAGTCACGAATACCATAACCTACAATGGATCACTGACAATGACATCTACTAATTCATCAGGTGGCATACGATTTTTAGGCGGGTTGGTAGGATTATCATTTGATAGTGGAAATGCAAGTAAGATTATTACAAATAATTCGATTATCGTGAATGGCGCTGCATCAATTTCTTTAGGTTCAACGGTTGATAATATCGCGGGTGGTCTATTTGGCAGATTGGCGGATGGAACCACATGCAGTGGCTGCAGTGGAACATTTAACAATACTCTTGCCATCACAAGTACAGGCACATCCGCAGGTAATAAAATAATTGCAGGTCTATGCGGCAATGTACTGAATAGCGCAACAACGGCTGCCGCAACGATCACACTCACATCGATCACGGTTGCATCCACTACACAAGTGATATCAAATGTTAATGTAGCAGGTAATTCAACCTATACTGGAGTTCTATTTGGCTATGTACAGGATGCTGCAACAAATGCAGGGACATCCGCTTCAATTTGTACTGGTACTTTTAATGGAAGAGTTACTCTACATAGTAATAATAGTGGCGCGGGTGCTGTGTATATGGGAGGTATTGTTGCGTATAATTTACGATCGCAAATCAGTTCTATGACATTAAATCTTCTCAATGGAGTTGAAATGGATAATATATCCATCACAAATCTTTGGTGCTATGCTGGGTTAATTGCAGGAACATCTGGGCCAGCAACAACGAGTAATATCGCAGAAATAATAGATTCGACCGTGAATGTAATAGGAACTGCCCTGATTGATACAAATTCGACATCATCTGCCTCCATTGCTGGTGGATTAGGTGGTCTGATTGACTCCCGATTTGAAAATAATACTGTAAATGGTAACAACTGTGTCTTTACAATCAATTCGTCTGCAACAGTTGATGGGGCATGGGCGGGAGGACTAATTGGTTCGATCACCAATACTGCATTACAATCCTATAATGTGATAAATAATACGCTGAACGCTGGATCATTAAATATAAATGTCTCATCTGCCGCTGCATCATTTGTTGCAGGAATGATAGGGCGTGTTCAGAATACAGGTGCAACCCAGAAAATTACAGTTAGTAACAACTCGGTATTGGTAGGTAATACGACAAGTCTGACAAATGTGCTAACAAATCCAACCGTGTATGTTGCATTGTTATTTGCTAATGTAGATGTTGTGACATTAGTCCCTCCAACGGTTATCGCAAATAATACATTCTTAACAGGAAATATAATCACGATTACTGCAAGTAATGCATCGCCTACGATCTATATTAATGATTTAGTCGCATTTTATTCAGTAGGAACAGTTGCTTATCCCAATAATACAGCCTACATTTGCAAAATTGATCCCTATACTCTTCTAAATTTTCAAAGCTATCCTTCCACAGACGCAAATGGTCTAACCATATATAGCACAAATTATCCAATTACATCCGAATATATTGTACCTAATTTTTATAAGATTGATATTTTACCAGCCATTACAGTCATCATCACTTGTATCATTCCGCCACCTACTATTCCTTCTGTACCTGTAAATTGTTGCACGGCAAACATATGTGACAAAAATCCACAAGTTGCAAATTATGACAATGAAGTCATTGTAAACAGAAAAGGCGGTCAGGCGATCATTGCAAATGTAAATGATATCTATGCATCACAGAGGACAAATACTGCAAGAATTCGTGTAACACCCGTTTTTTCATCCTATCAGCAATATATGACCTATTTACAAAGCAAAAATTCAATATAAATGCATTCATTCCGTGTATAAAAAGATGATAATGGTTATTATCTTTTTATTTTAATGTATTATTTGATTCACTTAGAGTTATAATGGTGCAGGGGGTAAGGGGGAGGCGTTAGCGTCCCCCTATAGTTTTTGAGGCTTCGCCGTCTCCGTCTTCTGCTTCTGCGGCGCCAACACCAGGCGCACCTCACCCAAATTTGCCACCATGTAGCGCAGCACCAGTGGATAGTCATTCTTCAAATGAATCTGCGTGCTCGTGCATAGGTTCGTGCACTTCGTAAACAAAACCAGGTACTTCAGCTCAAACATGCCCTGCACGATCTCATTCGTATTTCTCTCCACCTCTACCCCACTCTGATTATTTGACATGATCACCGTCTCACCATCCACAAAGTCACCTACACAACGGAAAATTAGGTCCGAATTGGAGCTCGTAATCTCCAGTTTCTCTGCAAGCGCATTGAAATCACGGCAGATCTTCTGGAAATCCACCGACGGCATATGAATGATCGAGGTAAAGGAAATATTCGGAAATTCGATGTTCTCCACATTCGTATCAAAGAGCTTCATCATCCAGGTATTGGTCGTTCCCTTCTCTGCATTCTCCGCACGAATGCCCAGCTTGTTCGGGTTACTGGCAGGTAGAAAAAGGGTCAGGCTATCATTGTTTGACAAGGTCTTAATGAGCTTGAAGAGGTAAATCATGTTAATGCCGAGCACATACTTGGCAGGGCAGTAGAAATACTCAAAACGATCGGCATGGAGGCGCAAATAGGTCAACACAGTATGGGTCTCATCCACATCGATGACCTTGATCCCCGTTGAATCAAATTCCAGGTTGGCCTCTGTTAGAATCTCCTTGAGAGCCTCGATTAGGGTACGAAACGCTGCAGATTGTACGGTACGGATTTCGAATAGATTACCATTCGCGTTTGCGACTGCTTTGCTGGGTGCGACACTCATTGTGTGTAATTCTCCGTCTTGGCTTTAGACTATTGCTGTGTTCCAATTTGTCCGGCAGTCCGGAATGAGGGCTCAGCAGCTTCTAGACGCACTTAACGGCGATGACGGGTACGACGACGAGACTGCTTCTTCGACTTCTTCTGTGTCATCAGCTTGTACCCTGCAAACAGGGCAATTGGTACAATATACTCGGATGCAGCCTCTACGAAGTTTCCCATGACCGATGGGACGAAACCTCCCTTTGTCTTACGACGACGGGTTGCCTTTCTCCGCTTGCCTCCTCTGCTGCAGTTCATTGCAGGGCCCACATTGACGGGGCCGATCATGGGGCGGACACCAAGTGGACCAATCGCCTTTAACAAATCATGTCCTGCAGGGGCGGAAGGTCCCGTCAGAGAATTATCAAAATATTTCAAGGGCATCGGGCCATATTGACCCGCTCGTTGCTTTTTCTTCATTCTATTCATAACAAACAAATTATACCATGTCTGAAAAACAGAGTATACTGTCCCACTTGGCAGTATTTCTTTAAACATATCGTGTACCACCTAAGACCATACAATGATATATGATTATGGCCGCATTTTATCCTGGTGCTGGCACCGATCTTGCCCCTCCCATTTCATTTCCTGAAATTAAAACCTGGTGGTACATGGACTGCCAGCCTCGATCCGAATTTGGATATCACACAGGATTCTATCGAGAGCGCTTTCTTGGTCATTTGGATCAAACCATGACCCAGTGCCGATTTGACCTCCAGAAGGTGGATGGTAATCTTCGAACCTACTACTCCCCTTCCACCAAACAGACCATTTACTATGAAACCAATACTGTCTTTCCAGATGGATGGGATCCTGTCCGCCATAAGGGGGGCAGCCTTGTCCTATGTGGATACGATATTCTTGGCGGTGACGACGGGCAAGTATATATTCCTCCCAATTTTTTCTCCTCCTATTCTCACATTATTACGGATAATCTTACCTGCCAGTCTGGATGGGAAAACTACCCTCACCGAAAGTCCACGATATGCTATGACAAGGAATGGCCTTATTGGTTAATCGAAGAGAACACCGCCGACAATTTTCGCAGATGTACGACAGTTCAACGGAATATAAAATGATTTCACGATCATTAACATAGAATGCGACCCTCCTGGGATCAATACTTTAAAGAAATAGCACAAGTCACTGCCACAAGGAGTCCATGTGAGCGCCTCCATGTTGGTTGTGTTCTGGTGCTAAACAATCGTATTATTAGCCAAGGCTACAATGGATTCCTGCCTGGGTGCGAGCATCACTCCATTGTCCGCGACGGACACGAACAGGCTACCGTTCACGCCGAACAAAATGCGATTGCGGACTGTGCCAAGCGTGGGGTATCATGCGATGGCTGCACCGCCTATATTACCCATTATCCCTGTATCATTTGCTGCCGCATGCTTCTTGCGGCCGGCATTCGTTCCATCAAATACATTCACAATCATCGTAATGACGAATTGGTTACCTACTTTACGAATAGCATGGGGATTACATTGGAACAAATCTAAAAATTGAAATCAAATGTAGCGTAATTGTTTATCACAATGCTGCGTCTGTTCCTCCTTTCCTTCTTGGTATCGGTTTTAGCGGTGGTTCCCTTGCTGAGTATGGTACGAAAGACTCATTATTCCAGCACACCTGTTATGATATCCTGTACGACCTGTAAGGAGGCCCTACATCATATGGCAACTTCAAAATCCGTTGCAGCCTTTTCAAGCCGTGTTCCCCATGCGTGTCAGCTTGCAACGATAGATGAAACGGAGCGCATTGGGTGCGTCCAGACCCTTTATCAACATAGTGAACTCCTATTTGCAAATCAGCAGCGTTTCATTCCTAGCGAGGCATCATGCTATCATGTGAAAGCAACGAATTGTCATCCCATGACAATACTATGCGATCGGCGAAAAAAGAAGGGGTATTGTCATGTGATAACCGATTAATTCTTCCGATTATTTGCATTCTTTCTTGTATGTGATCTACGGCTAATGGATTGATGACTCATAGATGGATGAAGAGGTGGTCTTGCCGCACTGCGGGTAGATGATGCAGATACCATAGGAAGAGATCCTCTTGGTTGTTGACTTACTAATGAATGATATCTAGCATATAAATGATCAATCTCACGATGTAATGCTTCTACTGTTTGATCCAAATTACGATGATTTGCTAAGGGTGTATCTATTTCTATTATAACTTTTCTTTCTATCTCATATGCCTCTTCTTGTAATTGTAATGAATCCATTGAAATGTGATGTGGGGTTGATGGTGTAAATGATGCCATTAATTTATACATATATTGAATAAAATCAGTAATACGCTTTTTTAGACGAGAGAGTGCCTGATAAGACGCATTATGATGAGCCTGTCTTTTTTTAGTTGATACACTACGAGAAGACATTGCATAGGAGGGAAGACCTTTAATGTGTTTCAATGGGCCACATAGCATCATACGCACTTCATCATTCATTTCTCTAGAGCATAATGATCGTATTTCTGTATGAAACACATGTTTAACATGATTTATCATTTCATGGATCTCATTCACAGTATGACCTATGTTCTCCACATCAATTCGTTCTCTTACATTTCGCTTATTTCGATTGGTTTGTCCTAATGGCTCTAAAAGATATAGAACGAATGCAACACGGTAAAAACTTCCCAGTGATTTTTCATAATCATGTCTTTTTAGCAGATTACCAAATGTAAATAATTGCTGTTTGCAATAGAGTGTAAGATTTGGTACAAGAATTTCCTTATCATGTATATCTAAATGTACTAATTCGTTTGGCGGGCAATAGACTACATCCTCTGTCATCGGCTGCAGAAAGTGAATTTCTTCATAATTTTCATTGTATCGTTGAGAGGATCCACTATCATGAATTGACATTTCACACAACTTAAGTGCAATTCCATTTACACTACATTTTATTGTAATGTTATGTACGCCAGGCTCAATGATATGTGTATGATGAACTTCAAAATTATCGACTGAAACAATCTCATACCGATCTGCCAATTTTACACGAAACAGTTTCAGTAATTCACGCTCATAACGCGATAGAATTCTTTCCAGATATTTCTTTACGCGTAACACCATTGCTTTAATGGCAGGAGATTGGGAAGTAACTATTAGTCCCGTTCCAAATAACACTTCTGGAACACGAGGAAACCATACCAAATCAATATCGGTTGTTTTTCTACGCACGCGCTTTTCCAGGGCGTTCAATGTGTGCTTTTCTTTAAGTCCACGAAGCGCAATGTCATAAAGTGTCAGAGCGCATCCACCATAGACATAAATATCCTTTGGATTATATTCTACAAAATAATCAATTGTCTGTGCATTATTACGATTATGGCTTCCTCTACGAAGCGTTCCTTCTTCTCCTAATGCTAATACGTTGTATCGCACATCATCCCATTCAACAGGTTTCATTTTATTTACTGCCAATTCTGCGGCATATTTCATAATATGATAGAATTTTAACATGATGTCAGGCTCATTGACAATATCTACCTCCAATTCACTTTTTAGGGGTACTTCTCGACCTGGTAGGTTTAAGAGATAGGTTCGATTTGCGCTTTTTCGCTTTGCGCTCATTCTCTATCTTCTTTTTATAAATAAAATTGATGAGCGATCAGAGAGAGAAGACCGTATAAAGCTTTCGCGTGACAATTCTATCAATGGCCGCGCGAAAGTATCAGAAGCATACGCACCATCAGCACATTCTGGAACTCCCTGATACTTATGTTGGTAGCACCAAGACCAACGAGGAGACGCGCTGGGTCTACGATGCCGGTTCCAACAAGATGGTGTGGCGGAAGCTTCTCTTCAATCCAGGTCTCTACAAAATCTTTGATGAAATTGTTGTCAATGCCCGCGATGAGTTTGTGCGCTCGACCGTGACGGCAGGAATGACACCCATTAAACACATCGCCGTCACCGTTCAAAATAAAGATGGCGACGCTGTGATCTCTGTGGAAAATGACGGAGACGGCATTTCGATTGAAATGGACGAGGAGCAGAAGGTCATGATCCCTGAGATGATCTTCGGCCACCTCTTGACCTCCAGCAATTACAATAAATCGGAGGAGAAGATCGTTGGTGGAAAGAATGGCTATGGCTCCAAATGCACCAACATTCTCAGCAAATTATTCACGGTTGACATCAAAAACCCTGCAAGTGGCAAGCAGTACTCGCAATCATGGTACGACAACATGTTTCGCGTGGAAAAGCCGAGCGTCCGAAAACTGACCTCCAAAACGGGCTCGGTAAAAGTGACTTTTATCCCCGATCGCACACGCTTCACGGGAGCCTTTGACGAGGCCGGCATGCTTTCCGATATGAGTGCATGCTTTCACACTCGCATCATCGAACTCGCCGCCCTCGTCGGTAAGGAGGTGAAAGTCAGCTGGAATGGATCTGCTATCGGGTCAAACACCTTTGAAAAGTTCATCAAGTTGTTCTTGCGTGACGGCATGACAGGGTTCGCTTATGAGAACTGTGGGCCGCGCTGGGAGATCGGTGCCGTGCTTGCAAGTCACTTATACTCGGATGAAGAGGAACTACCCGAGGACAAACACATTTCCTTCGTCAACGGCATTCATACCAAGAAGGGCGGCAAACATGTGGAGACGGTGACGCGCAAGGTCCTTACTGACTTCTGTGAAGTCGCCAAGAAAAAGAAGGTCGACATCAAACCAGGCCAGCTCAAGAACTCGGTGGTGCTCTTCCTCAATTCCACCATTGTAAATCCGAGCTTCGATTCGCAGAGCAAGGAGTTTCTTACCACACCCGCCACCGAGTTTGGATCGCGGCCCGAATATACAGGAAAGCTGGTGGACGGCCTTGCTAAGTTGGGTCTCTTGGAGGAGGCCAAGTTCCTCTTGGAGGCGAAGTCGATGCGTGAGACCAAGAAAACAGATGGTAAGAAGCGCTCGGTCATTCGCGGCATGACGAAGCTGGAGGATGCCCTGATGGCAGGCACGGCTAAGTCCAAAGAGTGCACACTCATTCTCACCGAGGGTGATTCAGCGGCCACTTCCGCGATCTCTGGTCTGAAAGAAGTTGGTCGCGAGCGCTGGGGTGTATTCCCTTTGAGAGGCAAGCTCCTGAATGTTCGCGACATCACCGTTCAGAAGTTCAATGCCAACGAGGAGCTGACGGCGATCAAGAAGATCCTGGGTCTGGAGCAGGGCAAGCAGTACAAGGATGTGTCCGAGCTGCGTTATGGTCGCGTGATGGTGATGGCCGATCAGGATCATGATGGATCTCACATCAAAGGTCTGCTGATGAATCTGTTCCACGCGGAATGGCCTGGACTGATGCACGCAGGGTTCCTATGCACCCTCTTGACGCCAATCCTGAAGGCAACAAAGGGTAAATCCACCCTGTCCTTCTACTCACTCCCTGAGTTTCTCCAGTGGAAGGAGACCAATTCCCTGGCCGGCTGGAAAATCAAATACTACAAAGGCTTGGGTACTTCGACGCCCGCCGAGGCACGCGAGTGGTTCACCAATCTGCACGAGATTCAGTACGAGTGGGATGAGAAGACGGATGAATCGATGAATCTGGCATTTAACAAGAAACAGGCGGATGATCGCAAGCGATGGCTGAGCCACTACGATCCGAGTAAGATGCTGATTCCTGTGAATGCAAAGGCAAGCTACACCAACTTCGTGAATTGTGAGCTGATTCACTTTAGCAATGCCGACAACATTCGCTCGCTGCCGCATGTGATGGACGGCCTCAAGCCCTCTCAGCGCAAGATCCTGTTCTCCTGTCTAAAGCGCAATCTGCGGGAGGAGATTCGTGTGGCACAACTGGCAGGTTATGTCTCGGAACATGCTGCATATCACCACGGCGAGGCATCACTTAACAGTACGATTGTGGGAATGGCCCAGAACTTTGTGGGTTCGAACAATGTGAACTTGCTGAAGCCTGTAGGTCAGTTTGGGTCGCGCCTCATGGGTGGTAAGGATGCCGCTTCACCCCGTTATATCCACACTTACTTGGAAGAGATTGTGAGCAAGATCTTTCGAAAGGAGGATGCTGGACTCTTGAAACATATCGATGATGATGGAGATGTGGTGGAGCCCGAGTATTACCTACCCGTGGTTCCGCTCTTGGCGATCAATGGCTCTGTTGGCATTGGTACGGGCTATTCCACCGATGTTCCGCCACACAGGCCTGATGACATTATCTGCCTTCTGCGCCATCGCTTGGAGGGATCTATCCCGAATCTTGCAGATCGCCCGCTGGATCCATGGTGGTTCGGCTTTAAGGGCTTGATTCATCGTCACGACGAACAGACCTGGATCACCAAGGGTCTCTACGAGTTGGATGATGACAAGAAGACGGTCACGATCACCGAGTTGCCCGCGGGAACATGGACAAAGGATTACAAGGCCTTCCTGGATGTCCTGTACGAGGCAGAGGACAAGAAGTCGAAGGAGGCCAAGAAAGAGGCGAAGAAGGCAGAGACGGGTTCCAATCGATCGTCCAAGGATGATGTGGAGCCATGTGGACTCAAGGGATTCGATGACCTGTATAACGATGTAGATGTGCGATTCGTACTCTACTTCACGGAAGAAGGCTACGAAGCCTTGCAGGAAAACAGGGAGAAGTTTGAGAAGCAGTTCAAACTGACTTCATCATGGAAGACCACCAATATGACCTGCTTTGATACCGACTTCAATATCATAAAGTATAAGACGGTTGGCGACATTCTCGAGACATTCGTGGAGAAGCGCTTGCCGATGTATGAGGCACGTCGTATCATGATGATGGAGAACCTGGAGAAACAGATGCGGGAGCTAGATGCCAAGCGACGATTCCTGCAGGCGCTTCTGGATGAGCGTCTGGTGCTTTCGCGCCGCAGCGATGAGGACATTGTGGCACAGCTAAAGGCATGCGAAATTCCTGCACTGTCGAACCTGGATGCACCTGATGCCTATGATTCCTATGACTATGTGTTGCGGATGCGTATGGATCGTGTGAAACAATCGGCGGTAACGGAGCTGGACGGGCAGATCGCGGAAAAAGAGGGAGAAATCGAGCATCTGGAGGGTGAGACGGGTTCATCGATGTGGCTGGCGGATCTGGAGGAGTTCCGATTGGCGTGGGTTCAGTATTCGGAGGAGCGTGTGGCGAGCTCCGTGTCGGTGGCAAAGTCAGATTCAACAAAAGTTCAGAAGAAGAAGCGACCTGGCGTTGCGAAGTAATCTTTGTTATGTAATAAAGATGGGGGATCTTATTTTATTGCTTCCACAGCTCCCCTATGAAATACTAAATATCATTCTATCTTTTTCAGAAGATGGATTGATACGCGCTCAGATACGATGTGGGGAAATGAGTTATCACATTCAGTGGAACATGGAGCCTATTTTTGAATTAGAAGCGACGATTCTTGTACGACGCATCTTTCCGAACTATTGGTATTATGATGCTGATCCTGATGAAAAATACATTTATTTTTTCATAAAAGATTATTTTAAGTCTGTGATTCGTGATCGCGAGTAACCTCTGGCACGATACGATGACTCCATAAAATGTATACTAAAAAGAGTCCAAATCCATTTTTAGCAACTAAATCCAATATATTATATAAGGTATTTTTAGCAAAATAGGGCATCAATGCGGCAATGCCATAGATACTCCAACTGATCAAGAAGAACCAGTATAAATAGAGTTTATCCTTTGAAGTATCTGGGCGAATATAGGTATCGTATATCTTTTTAAAGTAATAAATGAATGGAATGAATCCGAGCACAATTCCAAGTAGATAGGGTATGTATTTTAATTCAGCAAATAATCCAAATAGCAACATAAATAAATTGAGAACAACAATCTGGTGGATAATGGATCCATTATTGGAGATAAAATCGAAAAGACCAGTGTATTGTTTTGTATCAAGATAGGCCATAAAGGTAACTAGCATCGTGGGGGTTGTAACAAACCAGTCGACATATCGATAGGGTGTAATATTTTTGATAACAGATAGATTATTAACCATCCATACATAAAAAATAAATTCGACCAGCTGAACGATTAATTCGAGGGTTAGTAAATCTTTGAATATTTTTTTATCAGCTGGTACATCTATACCTAATGCAAACAGATCAATGATACCCGTTGCTAATTGTATAAATAATGAGCTATATGCTGTAACGTGTAACATTTATCTACCATTATATGGTATAATATTTTGCATATTCATGTGGATTACAAAGAGAACACTGGTATAAACAGTGTTCTATTGGTAATCTTACCAAAATGAGTAGACATTTTTGGGCGCTTTTTTCTAAAAAGCGCATTACATTTGAGGCTGAAATGGCAGTGATCGTGTACCTGCACTCGACATATTTAACGGCTGCTGCAGGGGAATTGGTAGATGGCTGATATCATTTAAATAGTAATTATACTGTTCGATTTCCGACATAATACGGGGTGCTGACCACTTGATAACAAGGTTGTTGAGTTCATTGATCTGACCTTCCACATTAAATTTGTCGTTACGGGCATATTGTAAATACATGGCACGCATAATCATCTTCATTTCATCGACATCCTGATCGTCAATGACGAACTTTTTGGGTCCACTCATACGGTAGACCTCCTTTCGGATCTCCATCTGGATCCGACTGACATTGTTGCGTGTAAAAAATGCATCAGAAAGTGGCGTATGGTCCCAGTTTCCCCGGAGCATATCACCTGAAAAATTCACTTCGGTTTGTTTGGGATAACTGAATCCCGCAGAATCCGGTACGGGGGTACCGGTTGCATTGCTTTGGGCATTGAGGTTGACACGACCATTTTGGCCCCCATAGCCATAGGCGGTATACGGGAGTTGGAAATCGGCTTGAGGAGCACCGGCCGAGAACATTCTACCACCCCTCTGTGTTTTTTTTCTAAGCTCTGAATATAAAATGTCTTCGGTCACTCGTTTTATTCGCCAGATCCCCGTTTCCACCACGTACTATGATGTTGGTGCGATTGTCTCTGCCACTGGCACCGTCAATGGTGTATATGAGTTTTACAACGATGGTTCCAACTATGTTGGCAACTATCCCCCAGGATATGTTCTGCCGGCCAGCAATGGACTGGTGACGCAGATTCAAAATGCCACCGACACCGGTGTTAACCGCGCCAACTGCATCCTCCGCGACTTGGGCAAGACCATCTATGCGTCATATGGTGCCACTAACACCGCCGCCGACCCGCGAAACACACCATCGACTGCGAACTATGGATATTTCCGCCAGGTTCAGCTTCTTAAGCCGTCCGCGATTGTCGCGAATAACTTCATCGGTGGAACAAGCGGTTCCACCTTTGGCGTTCTCGGCGCGCAAAACAACCCAGACAACTACACGGACTACCTGACCTTCTACATCCCAGTGACGGTGGCGGGTGTTCGTGGACCAGTGCCGACCCAGAACGCGTACGCGATTGCGGGTGGCCAGATGTAAATTGAAATCACTTAGTAGTTTTCAACTATTTTATGATTTGTAGCTTTTCTCTATCATCTTCGTAGAATATGTCATCAGATGACCATTATTATCGACAAATTTGTGTAGCCAATACCTATTATAATGCACAGACTGTTCTCGCCAATGCCAGTACTGTTATTTATGAGTTTATACCAACTGGAGGTGATATCTTTTGTAATCGTAATTATCCTCCAGGATATATGCAATTAGCCTCCCCAGCGCTTCTTAATGCTATTAATCAGATTATAAATGACCCGACAAATCCAGAGGGTATATTATGTTTTGTCCTCCGTGACATGGGAAAAACCATTTATGCTGCAACATCTAATGATACTAATGCTACTTTTGCATATTTTCGTATGGTACAACTAAATTGTCCTAAACCAATTAGACTCTTATCTATTTATAATAACCAACTGGGTGGACCAGGTGGAGCGGTATACGGTATCCGTGGTGCTCCTGCTACACCTGATGCTTACACCAACTACACAACATTTTACATACCAGTCGTGATAGGAGGAGTGGGCATAGCGGCTAACACAAATGCATATCAATTAGCAGGAGGTCAAATGTAAATTTCTAAAAGCTATATAAGATGTTATCCAAATACAAGATCACACGTCAGATTCCATTAACTACTACCTACTATGATGCAACGATGGTTGTTGAAAACCCTGGAACATATGCCTATCGAATGAAACCTACATCAGGACAGGGAGAATATGCCAATATAAATCCAACATCAAAAGGATATATGATATCTGGGGATGTTGATTCAATACCTTTTCTTTTTAATGGAAATTTGATTACATCCATTCAAGAAGCATCTGCTGCTGCAGGTGGCCCACATATGCTTGTTCTTCGTGATATGGGAAAAACAGTATATACTCAATATTGGTCTGCAAATCTTGCAACTATTAAAAAAGATACAAAAGGTTATTTTCGTCAGGTACAATTGATCTCTCCTACATCGCTAGGACCAAATGGTTGGAATGGAGGACCACAAGGATCTACCTTTGGTGTAAAAGGGTATCCGATATATGATGATTGGGGTGAAAATAGCACAAATTATCTAACCTTCTATATCCCTGTTTCCATTGCAAATATTATAGCAGAAGGAGCAACCTCTACACGAGCCTTTGCTATTGCAGGTGGTCAAATGTAAGTAGTATCCATACGGTGAAAAATCATTTTATTCTATTAGAAGCATGTTCAACATCTATATGATAATGTACATTGTTGCGGCCCTGTTGATAATTGGTGGAGGATCCTATAAAATTACGCAACAACAACAATCGGTCGCCGCTCTCTTTTTCTTTATTGGATCACTTACTCTTTTTATTATTTATGGAATCCGATGGTTTTCGCAAGGTGGTTCCCTTTTCTCGGCCACTCCGGTTTCATGGCCTCCCGTTATCAATACCTGTCCTGATTACTTAACCTATTACAAGCGTGGTGCTCAGGATACATGTATTGACCTGATTGGTATTGCTCGGTGTGGAGGAAATCAGAAATGCTTGAAGCGCTATGTAAAAGGTACTGATGATGATTCCTACTTTTTTGATTTAACTACTAAAAGCTCGGATGGGCCTGCTAAAAAGGCGGAGCTCTGCAAGCGTACTATGGAATATGGACTCACATGGGAGGGAATTACTAATGGAGAGGCCTGCATTTCTTCCAATGGAAGCACCTCTTCACCCAATTCTGGCAGTGCTGATAGTCAATGCACACCCAATTAGTCCAAGATGATCTCCGACAAACCATTTATTACTCTTTTTAATACACGATACATGTAGTAAAAAGAATTATGCCGATTAGAAAAGGTGGTACAAGAAAACGCACATCAAAAGCAGTATGCCGAAAAGAAACTCTGAAAAAATATCGTACCCGACCATCCCCGCCTTATCGTGCCGGCCTATGCGTAGGACAAAAAAAGAAGGGAAATGATGGACACATGTACCTATCTAAATCGGATTTTACATTTGCCTCTGCAAGATGGGTACGGATATAAGTGCGTTTACTATTTTAAAAAAACATCTTCGGCTACAATGTGAAGAAGTCTTCACAATTGGCATTCATAGTTCAGTGGTAGAATGGCCCCCTTCCAAGGGGTCGACACGGGTTCAATTCCCGTTGAATGCAACTTCCCTATTGATAATCGATGATATTCTATTATCAACATTGTGTTCTAATCAATTAATTTTAATCGAGTGTCATAATACATGAAGATTGAATATGGTACACAACATCAGCGAATAGATGTAACTGCCATTTGTTATAATATGTTACGCATGAAAGATTGGATCACTATTCCACAAGATGATCTTGCTAGAGCCTATTGTTTCACGGATCCTTTATTTGGAGTTCTTAAATCAATCTTTATTACCCATGAGAATCATACATCAGTATACGATCATACACAGACCATTTATATTGATGTATCCTCTAACCATATTACGACAACGAAACCTGATTCTATCTTATTGGATCAAGACCAAGTAAATAAGAAACTATCCGATATTCATTCTCGATTACAAATTCAGCATGGATCCCTTCAAGATGAATTTCCTGAACAACAAATGGCAGTTCGTTATCTAACCGGTACAGAAAAAGTACTGGAACTAGGTGGTAATATTGGACGAAATTCACTTGTCATTGCATCTATCCTAGGTAATAATCCTAATTTTGTTGTATTAGAGTGTGATGTAAATATAGCAGCTCAGTTAGCCGAAAATCGTGATCTAAATCATTTTACATTTTCCATTGAACCCTCTGCCTTATCGAAGCGTCCATTGATCCAGAGGGGATGGGACACCATTGTAAGTGATACCGTTCTAGATGGATATACCCCCGTTTCCTCTATCACCTATCATGATTTAGTTCTAAAATATAATATTAATTTTGATACATTGGTAGCAGATTGTGAAGGGGCACTATATTACATTCTACAGGATATGCCTGAAATGTTGGATCATATTTGCTTAATTATTATGGAAAACGATTATCATGATATTAACCATAAGAATGAGGTAGATCGTATGTTAAGAGAGAAGAATTTTTATGTAGATTATGTTGAATCAGGTGGCTGGGGGCCGTGTTATTCTAATTTTTTTGAGGTATGGAAGAAATCTCAATAGGAATGTAAAGAATGAATCCCATGAAGGAATAGTATGGTTCGTACAAGTTTACCTGAAGAAGATACTGCATGCCTTCATCCTGAAATTGAAGAAGCTATGATCAAATGGCTCAAAACACGATCCCATCCCGCCTTTCTATTAATTGGTCCACCAGGTGTGGGAAAAACGACGATGGTCTATCGTGTCTGTAAACAGGCCAAATTCTGGGTACAGGAATTTAATGCCAGTCACACTCGAACAGGCTCCAGTTTTCGGCAAACGATTATGCCGCTTCTTATTGAAACGGGTGTCAGCAAATGGATTCATCCTACCACACCCAATGGACGCGCGGTACTTCTCGATGAAATGGATGGTCTCTCTCAGGGTGAAAAAGGTGGTCTACAGGAACTCCTCGATTATTTAAAGTCAAAACGGCCTTTTTTGGATGACTGTCCCCTCATTTTGATTTGTAATATTCTGGAGGGCCGAATCATGCAGCAACTCCTCAAATACTGCTGTGTTCATTATGTGAATATGCCGAAAAAGGAGAAACTAATTGAGTTTTTCAAGAAAGACATTCCAGATTCCCTGTATATGCTGGGTGACATTCGTAAGGTCTCACAGAGTTTAACCTATCACGATCCTTCTGGAAGACATGTACAAGGAAAGGAAGAATCTCTGGATCAATCCATTCATGTTGCCATTCGTGCCGCATGGTTTACCCTATTTGAAAACTGGGGCCAACAGGATGAATTAGATTTAGAGACCAAAGATGCTAATTTGGCGGGGCTCTTATTTCATCAAAATTTGCCGCTATTTTTAGAGAATAAGGCCGCTAAGAAGCCATCCCCCCTTCCTATTGCACCCTTTGAAGCCTACGAACAGATTTTGGATTATTTGCGATGGAGTGATCGCGCCGATTTTTGGGCGTTTTTTCATCAATGCTGGAACCTGCTCCCCCTTTCCTATCGACTCAAGCTGAAATATCCGAATTTGTATCTACAACATTATCGAAAACCGGCCCATATTCCTGAACCTGCTGAATTACAGTATACCATGGTGCTTACCAAACAGTCGGCCCTCTTTAATGCATGGAAAGAAATGAATCGTGTGGCAAATGAATATGATATTCCCTTTCGATGTGTGACCCAATGGGCGACTCATCAAACGGGTAAATTGCATGATACACTCGGTGTTAAATTGGAATCTCTGAATTTAATTGATAAATCTGCAGAGGCAGTGTCCGTCCTAAGCGCTGAGAAGAGTGGATCAAAACCTGCTTCTGCTCGGAAACGGGTAGCTCGTGGTAAAAAATCAAATGAGTTGTAGAAAGAAGCGATAGACCTCGAATGGTTTCTACATCGGATATAAATAAGATATTAGTACGCCCTTCTTGGAAGTTGCGAATTGTTTTACGCAGTGAAAATAGATTATTTTCTATTCTTTCTGCTTTTCGCCCAATCTTAATCATTTCCTCCAATAGCTGATAATAAATATTATCAAATGAGGAATAGATAATAAATTTTCCATTTGGATGCTGCTTGCAGAGCTCCAAACAGGCCTCCATTTTATTTTTGGCAAAAATAACATCATGTGAAGGTGGCGAAGCCAAACAGGTCATGGTGGAGGTATTTACATTAGATCGACAAGTTGGACATTTAAATGTCATCATCGTATTTCGCAATAAACATTTTGCACAGTATAAATTATAACAGCAGTGAACCATACTCGGATATTCACATGATTCAAAGCAAATCACACACTCATTTTCCTCCACTTTTTTCTTAATGAGGCTGTGACGATGAGAGGGATGCTTTGAAAGAAAATGTGACATATCTGTCCATTCTACATGCAATGCTTGAAATAAGATGGGAATGCTTCTTGAACGAATAATAGGATCAATATGTTTTGCAGCATAGTAACTGGAAAGTGATTGTAGTGTAATGGTGGGTCGACAAGTCAGAACATCATATGCCATATGTGGCAATGAAATACTTGACTGAAGATGTGCATTTGTATTTCGCAGAACAATATGGCCACGATGGGTATGTAAAAATGGAAGATAATCCTTTAGAAAAGAAGAAGATACCAATGTACTATGATAATGGGTAGTAATATCATTCAATAACCATTCTTCTAAATCAGGATGAAGATTGACACGGTCTTTTAAATAAAATAGAGTGCTTTTAATGAGAGTAGGATGTTTGAATAGAAGCGGGATCCAGTTATTGGTAATCAGCCAAAGAAATTGGAAGCGTAGCGGCGGATCCGAAGAACGAATATAAATAGAACTGGCTTCATCGACGATGATATTATCCCATTCAATACCATGTGTTGTTGCATATTCTTGTACGAATCGATAACATTTATTAGTTGTTAATACAAATTTGCTCTGTAGAATCTGTTGTGCCAGCTGATCTCCTTTCATCGTTCGTCTGGTTTCAATTGGAATATATTTCATAGTGGTGTGTTTATCAATTTCGGAGCGCCATTGAGAAAATAAGTGATGGGGGACAATAATGAGATTGGCAGATGATGCATCGGATAGGTGTGTTAATTGATGAGAGAAAAAATAGGTGGATGAATGCGGAGAGAGTTCAGAAGTCATTCGAGGAAAAGTGGTAGAATGGGAAGCAAGATAGGCGAGTACACTCAGCGTCTTTCCTGTTCCTGGTGGGTCTCCAATGATTCCCATTTTACCATTAATGGCTTGATTTCCGACCAAGAAACCTCTCGTCATTTTATCTCGATACAGATTCATTCCCTGTACGAGGGTCGATTGATGTGGATAGAGGGTGCTTCGAATCGAATCAGGTAATATGACGCTTTGTTTTGTTAGTGAAATGGACTGATGATATACTTGATTTAATATCATGAGTTTATCATAGTGAAAGTCTTCGGACATATGTTGTAATCTATTAATCTCTTTTTTTATGCTTTAGGTTATAATAAAATTCTCGTAGAGAAGGGTCCTTTACCCAATGCTCCAATGAAAAAGAGGATTCTCTCATGGCAGATGAGTGCACTTGCGTTGCTTGCGTTGCTTGCGTTGCTTGCGTTGCTTGCTGCGCTTTTTGCTCTTCTCGCATTTTCATTTTATCGAAGGTGTTGCTGTCATGGCAAATGACCAAAATCGTCTTTTTTGGTGTCAATTGAATCATCGGATGCCTATACTCATCCAAAAAAGAACTCTCTTCTCCATGGGTAACAAATTCATTATAACGATGGGTATCGGAATAGCTCTTTCTCCACGCCATGGTTCCATTGGTTGCATGGCGTGGATGATAGGGGCCCACTGTGTGAACCTTCTGCGTATCCATATACCATAAATGCATTTCAGAGGACCCCGCCAGTTCGATTTTCGGATTACTTTTGAATTCTTTTACCACATGTGCAACACGATCAGGTGGATAAAAATCATCGTCATCCATTGCAATGATAATGGCACCTTTTGCCTCCTTATTTAGCAGATTACGCTTGGCACCAATTCGCAGCTTCTCATCATATGTTAGGTAGCGAATATTCGGAATGGTTGCAGCGGCTTCTACAAAAAGATCGCCAACCTTATCTCTGCCATCATCCAGAATAATCCACTCCATTTTCTCTTTGGGAAAAGTCTGACTGCGATAGATTTGAATAAGAGCAGGGATAAACTCGCGGCGATGATAAGTAGGGGTAACAATGGAGACTTCTATCATTGTGGTGTAGTATGGAGGATGGTTTAAGTGGATGCTTGTGCGTCTGAAAGTGTTTTAGGTAGTGTTTGCGGCACTGGTGCAGATGATTCCGTTTGTGTTCCATTTGTTGCAAATATAAATGATTTTGTATCCCTATTATATTCTACTCTTTGTACTCCTTGTTCTGTGGGGAATATTTGTTTCTTGATATCTGGCGTCATACTGTGTTCTGCAATTTTAATAAATTCGGGATCTTTATTTCCATGACGCACTTGAATAATATACTCATTTTTGTTATTTTTATGATCTATTTTCAGTGCAGGCATATGCATTTCAAATAATGATTTGGTTACATTTGCAAAATTCTCTTTGTATGCAGGATATTCACGATACGGATTGGCACTCTGTAATACATCAAAATACTCTACCATTTTCTCTCCAAGGTAATATGCTTTTTTTAAATTCTTTTGAAATGATTTATCCTCAAATGCCTGTGCCATCGTTGAATCACCAATATCTAATGTAAGATATCGAAGAGGCCAAATTTTATTATAATCGGTAGACCATGGTATAAACGCATATATTTTTGGAAAGAATCCACTACCATCTCCTTCACTCTTTTTATATTTATTAAAGGCCCATCGTATGAAATAGTAGATAGAAATGATAATCCGAAATGGTAAAAATAGAAAACAAAGAATCAATATGATGATAAAATAAAATAGACGAACAGCTGGTCTGTAAATAATCATTTCATTGGCGACAATTACCGCAAATAATATCGGGACGATGACTATAGATGCAATGTTTAGATAATACAAAATAGTTTCACCCACTGTGGGTTCCGTAGGTGGCGTATCTTTTGGTGGGTCTTCTTTTGGTGGGTCTTCTTTTGGCGGGTCTTCTTTTGGCGGATCCTTGGATGACCCTACCATTTCTTTTATATTGGCGACAGCATCATTTAACTTACTTTTCAAACCATCCAGAAATCCACCTGAATCCGACATTCCTATGACAAGAACGGATTTAAATGGTATCCTAACAAACGAGCCCTTATAGGGCGTATTTCAGACCGCCCATACCCGAAGCAATATTTACCCAATTTAGACTTTCCACATAGATTGTCACATCATATTGGTAAAAACTATTCGCGGACAGCGGAAAGACATTCAGGTCGACTTGAAATAATTTAATTCGACTGCTATTGATACTTCCATCGGGTTGTGGTGAAGGGGACATTAATGAAAACGGGTAGACAATCAATCCTGGTTCGGGAATACCTGTCAAGTATTTCCATGGAACCACTTCCGTAAAGTATTCGATCGGCTTTTGCTCTTGTAGCAAATTTCCATCACCCAGCACAGATAATTCTCGAAGGATCTGCCGTTGACCATTCAGAACCTGGACACCCGTGGCAGAGGTGAGATTATAAGATGGCGGCCATACAGGGGCATATACCCCCGTGTTCAAATTGGTTCCTGATCGAATAAATGGCACTTTCTCAGAATTGACCCAATTGGTAAAATTTGCCGGTTGATTGCGATAGAGGAGTGAATCGGAACGCCGCGGAAGAATAATAAGACGCTCAATCGGATTATGTGTATCCAATTCCACAAATTCGCGCGAAATGAGACCTGGAAATGCATAACTTGTCACCTGTCGCACCAGATATTGAAGTGGTTCCGCGGAAAACTGGGCGCGCTCATCATCTGTTACATAGACATAGGTTAGTTGAATGGTGGGATTAAGCGGCCAGGTATTTAATAGTGGTTTAGGAGTTCCAATGTCAGTTAAAAAGTTATTAATCGTCACATCTGAAATATCAGCCACAGCCTGATAATAGACATTTTGAGGCTGTAGACTGGATGGAGATGGATAATATTGATATCCTGGTGCAACCTGATTTCCATTGATATCTAGAACCGTATAGAGTTGGTTAATCGGGCGAAGTGTCAACTGAACTTCGCACTCGTGATACTGCAGTGATACAAGGGGGAGCGCCTCAAAGGTCGATTCAGCGAACCAGAAGGGAAGTGGAACCTGGAGACGGCGACCCTGAATCGATGGACGATTCACATTGAGCGGAGGTGCAAATGGATTAAGACCTGGGCCGTTATTATTATAGACAAGCGGATATCCCGTTCCTGTGGAGCCACCGCCATAAATACCCTTCGAAGGATCATTTAGCTCAGGTGTATCACCCACCAAGATTCTCCATTTTTGATAGGAACGATTATCCAAATCACATTGTGCCTTTGCAATCATATAGTATCCATCGAACTCTTGGATTTTTTGACCTCCAATGTAAATCCCCACACTTTGAATCATTTGGCATCCAATGTATTCCGCCCATGCAAAATTATACTGACACTGTCTTCCATTCTGCTGGGGCAGGCCCTCAATGTATTTGCAGTAAATATCAGGCAAATCAAATGTAAAATAAATATCACGAACCAAATCGGCAATGCGCTGAAATTTGTATCGAACCTGGATCGGCTGATCATACGACAAACTCTGTGGGCCATCCATTGCAAATGTCACGGACTCCTCAGCAAAATGCGCATATTTCTTATAGGTTTTATAAAAATAAGTAAAACTGGGATTACCACTTAATAGCACATTTTGTGCTCCGTATGCTACTAAGGAGAACAGACCACCTCCAGGCATCACTAGTGTTATTATAGTTAATCTATTTGTCCTTTAGACCTACAGATTTACAATCATTAAACCTATAAATTAGTATGATTTTGCCCACCATGTATCCGATAAATAGGGTGGTCGGTCCTTTAGCAACGAGGAATCCATTTTTGATGAGGGGCCCTCATTTAGCAGTTGTTGAATTTCAGCATAGCATAGCGCATAACTGAAATAATAAAGGCGACTAATCATACCTTGTGCGCCGCCAAATACATCAAATCCATTCTGATCCACGGATTCAAGGGTCTTTGGCAGGGTAATGCGTCTCTGGCTGAAGCAGACAATGTCCTGGTAGTTTTGGTATGGTGTATATCCATCAAATGAGTATTTTTTCGACAAATTACCATTGATATAAATTTCGAGAGAATTTTCTCGGCAGACAATTACAACATGCACCCATTTTCCAACAGGGATGTTCTCCACTTCCACATAGTTATTCCATGTCTTATAGGTATTCATATACACACGAAGAGTATTGGTATCGGAACGAAGATAAACACCGGGCCCTAACAGGGGAAATTGCGAGGAATACCCTTTATGGAAAATGTGCTGTAGACCATATTCTTGTCGGAAGGTGGACGGATTCACATTTAAATAAAAGGAATAACTAAATTCAATTCCACTTCGCTCATTTTCAGACAAATGAACCGGTTTTGATCCAGGGATATTTGGATTTTGTATAATGGTCTGTGATTTGTCATTCATGATGTAGGTATTGGGTAATAGCTCTGTTCGATTCATTGACATGCGATTGTAGTAATTATAAATCACCTCGATGAAGATAAATACAAGGTAAATAACAACAACCAGTAATGCTGCATATAGAATTTGCTGTCCGCTACCGGGTGCCTCACCGGATCGCTGCGTATTTCCATTAGTTCCAGATGGTGTTGAGAACATGGATCTCCTTTTAATTCATTGTATTATTTATTTGTGAATTGGATGAAACATTGCTAGATACCGATGGCTCAAAAAAGGAGGAGAACCACTGACTAAGGGATAGAATGGGCTCAGGACCCGCCATATAATTGGTATGAACCGCCTCGGGGTTGAGCGCACGATCATACATCGTCGTTGTTGACATTTTTCCTCCAAATCCACCATGGCCCAATAGTGTTGCACGGTATCCGCTTGCATCCACCTTAAATGGTGCAGGTAATACACATGAACGAGATAACTTGCCATCCAGATACACATCTACCGTTCTTCCATTCACTGCCACCGTAAGATTGATCCAACGCTGTAAGTCCACTTCGGGTAGATCGCATAGTGGCGTAGACTCGAGTAAGCCCGAATCCATTTGAATGTCTGTAAACAACTTATTAAATTGTTTGGTACTGAGTGTATCACATGGCGTACCATTCTTATTATTATTCAAAAAGGAGGTGGACTGTCTGTCACAGGTTTGTAGACGAACACGAAGCGCCGGCTTCATGGCACCCAGAGAAATTGCAATCGTCTGAAAGGATGATCCGCCAATGCTAATGATGTGTTTATGACGATTTCTTCTTACACCCCAATCACTTATGTATAGCCATGTAGAAATGGTAAATTCACCTCCTTCAAATAGGGGTGCTAATTTATCCGATCCCATGTTAATGGGGCCTGCCGCGGATGCATCCTGTGTTTTTGTGATGAGCGGATAACTATTTAATGTTCTCACTCCGAAAAGGTATTGGTATAAGTAATACAGTCCTAACAATCCCAGAAGCAAAATAAGAATGGGAATGATTTGGGAGGCAGGAGATGAACTGTTATTGGTGCTCATGATTCTGACAAATACACGGATATTCTATCAAGAGAATTTAAGCATAGGGTGTACTCCATTGAACTAAATTGTTGAGGGGAGGTTGTGTAACAGTATCACATGGAAAACCGGAAGGGCATTGAGCCAAAAATGATAATTTAGGGAGTGAAAGGTTGATCGGATTGTCCTCTAAGATCACATTATTGGTATCTACATAGGTGGATCGCAATCGTTCCACATATTCTGGGCTTAGCCGTGAACCATTTAAAATGACATGAATCACTGAACCATTTAATTTATCATATCCAACGGATAGAGGACTACTGATGACAACCGGATAATCATTTAGTCGATGAGAGGCAACAATTTGTCTATCATAAATAACATCGAATCGACGACCATCACGCAAAATGGCAATAAATACCCATTTTTGTCTCGGGATGGGCGGAAGATCAATCATTTCCGTCTGTTTCACTGCGCCGCGCTGTGTTCTAACTTGTAGTCTTGTTGCCGGATTTTGATCACCCATGGAAGAGGGCATCACTTCAAGGCGCCAGTTATTTTCAACTTGCAGTAATGGGATATACTGATTTTTGTAATTCATCGTACGGTTACCATTCTCTAATTTGAAAAAGCCCATCACTGTAGAACTTGATGTACCTAAAATGGTCTTTTTAACAATATCGGCAAGAGCAATCTCCTTCTTTGCATTCAGTGGAGTCATCGTCGGAAGTATATCATTATTGCCTGATGACGGATAGATCATATTCACAACAACATACACAACAAGAAGCAGTATGATAATGCCAAATACGATTTGAGTGATAATTGACATTCCCTATTGATCCATTTGATTTTCTCTTTCCCCGTATGCTGCAATGGCTAATATATCTGATAATGAAGAGTCGTCAGTTATAGATGAAATGATACTTATTTAATCCGTGCAAATGGATGAACCAGGAATTGGATCCGCTCCAAAGATCGATGCCGCAGTAAGGGGCGGCTTAGCCTCTCGAATTTCAGGCGCGATTAAGGCACGATCCCATATTTTAAGGGTACGAAGTTTGGCAACATTTGTAGATCCTGCTACGATATCACCGCGTACATCCAAAAGAGGTGCGCCATAGGAGCGCGTTTTCATGAGGCGCCCATCAATATAGACTTCAAATGCCTTATCCATAATGACAACACCCAAGCGAAAGGGACTCTGAACCGTGATATTGGGGATGATAATATTTTCCATAATATGATTTTGATTTAATACAGAGACAATCATATCGGTGGTATCGGGTAATAGAGCAACGACAAAATTATAGTATTGCAGAACACTTAATAGGGTTGTGCGATCCGTTGTTGGTGTGGATGCACTAGTATCAATTGGCATTCCGCCTCGACTGACTAAAATGCGGGGCTGATTGGTAAAATAAATTGGATTCTCAATAAAAATGTCGACAATAAATGAGTAATCAAAGAATTTGTTTTGAATCGGCGTTACTTCATTTTTAATCGTTTCTGAGTTTCTTTTCCAAAATAATACACCTGTATCCGTCCATGGTAGGGTAACAATACCGGGAGAACCAGATTGTGAACGGAAAATGGGTGTAATGTATTTATCAACAAATAGCAATAGGATAATCATGACAATGATAATTGCTAACACGAATGCCAAAATACGCTTGATAGAACTGGTTGAATCACCCGTTATATTATAAGAGCCCGTACTGGATGTAGTAGATGGATACGAGGTAGAACCGGTATCCCTTGACAATAAGCCTGTATTTCGCGATCCTTGATTTCCTGATCCAGGCCAGCCCAAATATTTGGAAATATTCATACCTGTATTGGCCATATCTCTGTTATTTATCCTTCTTTTATAAGATGGCAATGAGACATGATTATAATTTATTTACAGCATAAATTACACCACCTACCATTGATAATACGACGCTTCCTGTCAAAAAGCCCTTCACAAAAGAAGAATAATCCACTTCCTTCATGTCCTCTTTGGTCCATACAGGGGATCGATTTCTAGCACCCACCTTCTCATAATAAGAAAGTACCTCATTGAGCGTCCATTCAGGCTTTCCCAACATTTTGTTCACTTTATTATGAATTTGAATGGTCCATTTAATGAGATCCGTTCTGGAATCCAGGAAAGGCGAAATCGGGTTTGCTTGTAAGTGCTCTTTGTAGTGTTCACGGCAGATTGAGCAAGGGAGAAGAAAGGCAAGTGATTCATAGAACTCTTTCGCACATTTCTTATCAGTATAGGTAGGATTTTTTGGATATCCCAATGCAACAATATGAATGGTATGCCAGAAAAAAGGGCCCCATACACTCGGTGGAAATTGCATTCTATTTATCGGTTATCATTTCTTTGATTCTTTTTTCTCATCTGGTGTCTGAAAGACATAAGGTCTAAAGACTTTTCGTATTTATTCGATAAGAGAATCATAATATGATAACAAACCGGACACTACATTGTACAAATTGCGGGATAAATGGACATTTATTTCGTAATTGTTTATCACCTGTTACAAGTTATGGAGTGATAGCAGTTCGATATGCAAATGATGCAAATATCACATCACTTTATTCAAAATCGACAAATATTTCAAATGGCAACGACTCCATTCAGTTTCTATTGATTCAGCGCAAAGACTCGCTGGCATTTGTAGAATTTATAAGGGGCAAGTATATCCACTATGACGATTCTTATATTGGATCGCTATTGACACGTATGACACAAAGTGAACAAGAACGAATCGGTACGAAGACCTTTCAGGAGTTATGGTATGAGGTATGGGGGGAATCTTCTGCCGTTCGATCACATCGAAATGAGTATGATACATCGGAGCGCCGATTTTCACAAATTAAGGATAAGCTGCCACAGCTTCTGTTAGAATATCCTACCAAATGGACGGAGCCTGAATGGGGGTTTCCAAAAGGACGGCGGATTCCCTATGAAACCGATCTGCACTGTGCGGTTCGTGAATTTCAGGAGGAGACGGGGCTGCATCCTCATGAATTTTCGATTCTTCAAAATGCAAATTGCATTTCAGAAACCTTTTTTGGATCCAATCAGGTACATTATTGTCATAAATATTACATCGCCATTTGTAAGCAATCTACCGAGGTTGAAATGAATGTTGATAATTTTCATATGGCGCGCGAAATTGGGGGGATTTGCTGGTGTTCATTAGATGAAGCCACTTCAAAGATTCGTCCGGATAATGTAGAAAAGCGAGAAATCTTGCTAAAAGCAGGGAAGATTATGAAGAATTTTCATCCCATTCATATAAATGAGACGCATCGAATATAGTGCGGATGGAATCTTAAAAGCGTTTAGATAGAAAATCAAATATAATTCTATAAATAGCAAGATGTTTGGAATCTCCAAAAATTTATTACTCGAGAATGAAGACGAGGATTCCTCTCCGAACCGTTCTCTTGCTAGCGAGCCAGCTTCTGACAACGAGGCTGAAAATGAGGTTGCAATAGCCTCTAACAATAAGGCTGTTGCTTCTGAGCCAGCCCCTGAAAATGAGGAGGCAGTGGCACGCGCAGAACTAATGAAATTTACCAAAGAGAATCGGCTCAAATTATGGAAAGCGATTCAACGCCAAAATGAACAAAATGATCCCATTCTATACAATTTATTAAAGAATGAATTTGGCGATCTAGAAGAATCGCCTGTGTCAGCACCTGCGTCAGCACCTGCATCAGCAGCCGATGTAGATGAAGAAGAATTTGAATTAAATGATCTAGATGAGGAAGAAGTAAATGAAGATGAAGCAGAGGATGAGGAAGAGGAAGCAGAGGAGGAAGAAGAGGATGCAGTAGAAGAAGCAGAGGAAGAAGGAGAGGAAGAAGCAGAGGAAGAAGCAGAGGAAGAGGCAGAGGATGAGGAAGAGGAAGCAGAGGAAGAAGCAGATGATGCAGTAGAAGAAGCTGCAGATGATGCAGAGGAAGAAGCAGAGGAAGAAGCAGAGGAAGAAGCAGAGGCAGTAGAAGAAGCAGAGGAAGAAGAGGCCTATCCAGATGCAATTGTAGATGAGGAAGATGATGATGAATTTGTATTAAATGATCCAAATGAGGAACCTGATGTGGAACAATTGCCAGTACAACCCATTATGGAACAACCAGTTGCAGAAAATAATCAAGGATTAAAAGAATTTCTTGCTGGAAAGTCACCTGATCAATTGGAAATAATGTGGAGAATGAATCTGGATGAAGCCGATCGTTTACTCGTACAGGCAGAACTGGAAAAACGAGGACTACCTCTTCCTGCTATCAATAATAATAACAATAACAATAATAATAATAATAATAACAACAATAATAACAATAACGGTCCAACGGAGTTTGCCAGTCTACCACCAGATGATCTTCTAGAACGCTGGGATATCGAAACCGACTTTACAGTGCGCGATCAACTTGTCAAAGAACTCCAAAAACGCGGTATGTTTCCCTCCGCTGCCATGACTGAATGGGAATATCAAACCGGCGCCTATCCTGATCTCATTGATCCCGAATTCTTAAAAAAGCTCCTTGCCAAACGAGAATTTGCTGAATCTTTGCAGCACGAGTGGCGTCCTTCTACCGATCCATGCGCAGGAGATAGTTTATTTGAAGTAACACCCGTTCAGCGATTCATTTCGAATTTTATGTCCCCCAAAACGCCCTATATGTCTGCCCTCCTATTTCATGGTGTTGGTGTCGGTAAAACCTGTGCCGCTGTTCAAATTACCGAGGCGTGGCTTGAATATTATCCACAAAATGAGGTCTATTTGATCGCACCTCCCACGATTCGTGACGGATTTTACCGAACCATTTTTGATAGCAAGAAGATCATTTTCGGAGAAGGCTCTGAACCCAATTCTGCCTCTCAGTGCACGGGTACCACTTACATGAAACTGACAAATACTCTTTATGAGCGTGATATTGCTAAAATAGAGAGAGCCGTTAAGAAACTCATTAATAAACGCTACAAAGTATTTGGTTATGTATCCTTCGCTAAGTTTATTGAAGAGACCATTAGCGGTATTCCTACCACTCTTTCTAAAAAGCGCCAGCGTGAAATTAAAATCAAGCGCATTCGTGACCAATTTAGCGGAAAATTACTCATTGTTGATGAAGCCCATAATCTTCGTGACCAGTCCCTTCGCGATCACCTCGATGTCGATGAGAAAGAGGAGGCCTTCAGCAGCAAAGCCGAACAATCGGATGCGCTAGGTGGTAAATATCTAACGCCCTTTCTAGAGGATGTGTTACGCTATGCAGAGGGTATGAAGTTCTGTGCTCTAACGGCCACTCCTATGTATAACACCTATAAGGAAATTGTATTCATCCTTAACTTATTGCTATTAAATGACAAGAAAGCAACGATTAGCGAGGCAGATATATTTGACCCGCGCGGAACCATTACCCCAGGTGGCGCGAAAATGCTATCCGATATCTCACAGCGCTATGTGAGTTTTATGCGAGGCGAGAATCCTGTTTCCTTTCCTGTGCGCCTTTTCCCCCTCTCCATTCCCGCCTTTCCTGCCGCCTATCCTTCTTTAAATCCCCGTGGTGCGCTCATCCCTGAATCGGAGCGTGACTATTACAAGCGCTTGCCTCTTGTACCCATTCTATTGGGCGGCGATTCCCTTCAGGCCACACTCGAGATCATGAAGGCGCTTCCACCCGCATCAAAAGGCCGCGAGGAATTGGGACCTTTTCAATTAGATCTATTGGTTCCCGCTGGAAATATCATTGTTCCATCGACTCCTACTACACAAGGTACAAGCTTTGCGGCCTATAAGTCAAGAACAGATAGTAACGCCCTTTTAACGGTATTTACGAAAGAAACCGTTGAGAAACAAGTACAGTATAAACCACTTGATTCGGTGGGAGTGGAGTGGTTAACAGTGGGTCCCTTAGCGAACTATAGCCCTAAGTTTGATTTCTTAATTCGTCGCATTCAACGGACAGAAGGATGCATCTTCGTGTATACTCGCTTTGTCAATAGTGGTGCCATTTCCATCGGTCTTGCTTTGGAGGCAAATGGATATACACTCTATGGTCGTACACAGGGACTTCTTGGAAAAAAGAAAGAGGTAGTGGATGCAAATGGTGGAAGACAATGTGCTCTTTGCCCAAGACGAGAGAAGCAGCATGGAGATGCAGGGCACGCCTTTTCTCCTGCATATTATGGTCTCCTTACAGGTAATGCAAGCATTTCACCCCATAACAATGAAACCATTGCCGCTCAGCGCGCAGATAATAATGTAAATGGAGTTCACATTAAAGTGGTGATTGGTTCTCAAATTGCGTCAGAAGGTGTCGATTTTCGTTTTATGCGTGAAACCCATGTCATTGATTCATGGTATCACTTAAATAAAACAGAACAGATTCTCGGTCGTGCGATTCGTTTTCGTTCTCACTGTATGTTGCCCGAATTGGAGCGCAATAATACGGTGTATCTCTATGCAACCGTATTGCCACCTAGCGAACCATACTATGAAACAGCTGATCTGTATAGTTATCGAAATGGATTCAAAAAGGCAGTATTGATTGGCCGTGTAACACGGGCCATGAAACAATCTGCAATTGACTGTAATCTCAATCAGAATGCGATCATCATTCGAGATCAAGCACCCATTGAGCAATTGGATTCGCAAGGCGTTCTACGAAGAGAGGTAAACATTAATGATATGCCATTTACTGCGGTGTGTGATTGGATTGAGAACTGCGAATATCAATGTACTCCTCAAATTGATGTTGCAAAGCTCACCCTGGATGATTCCACCTATGATGAATACTCTGCGCGGTGGCGCGTAAATCAAATGAAACAGCGGCTTCGTATCTTATTTGATCGTCAACCCTTTTATAAATCAGAGGATTTGTGGAATCTACTTACCGATATTCCTCGATTGGCAAAAGTCGATTTATTGCGTGAAGTTGTCAATAACAAGGCATTTCAAATTACCCACAATGGCATCACAGGATATATTCGATATTGTAATTTGTATTATCTATTTCAGCCGAATGTATACATGGATGTCACCATTCCATTGGCTATTCGTGTTGCAAAGTTTCCTATTAAACGCGATATGTATATTCCTATGGAATATGAGGCACCTGCTGAACAGGAGGAACAAGCGGATGTCGTTAATACATCGGATACCATTCTTGATACATGGAATGCCATTGTCAATTGGATCGATGAATTATCCGTTAGTGAAGATTATATTAAAGAGCCATTTGAAATCAATGAATACATTATCAAGATCGCAAATCACAACAACTCCGTGATTCAGAATCGTCAAAAGATGCTGAGCGTCATTCCCACATTTCATGCTGCATTTCAGGAATCCAGATATGTAAATACAAACGCATTTCGAAATGCATTGCTCTTCTATTTCTGGGATGAGTGGATGTCTGTTACGGAGCAGAACCAATTAATTATGCAACAGGGCGAGGCAGTCGAGGATTGCATAAAAGATAGCCAATTTGAGTTTGACGAAAATGATGTTGTCAATCGCTTATTTAATCCAAAAACGGGCGAGGTGGAATATCGTCTTCCCAATGGAGAGCCTTGTTCGCCCGCTGTGATTCATGCTATTCATGAAGATCGTGGAAAGGATCCCGTCCAATTCTTTCATGTTACACAGCGATCCACGGGAGGTCTATATGGGTTCCTTGTTCCAAAATATGGCAAGATTGTATTTAAAACAAGTGAACCCCCTGAAGCGGGAGGAAAGTTTCAGGGAAGAAAGGGAAGCGAATGTGCCATTGTAAGTGGGAAGGGCAACCATTATGAAAACTTAATAAAGATCGGTCAGATCTTACAGGCAAGTTCATTTCAATTTGATTTTCATTTAAATGAGGTATCACTGGTTACTTCTCTTACCATTAAAAATCCAACACGATTGTGTACTTTGATGAATCTCTTTCTTCGATTTCTGGATGCCGAAGAAATACAAGATAAACGATGGTTTATTCGTGCCGTTCAGGCATATTATTCAGGACACATTGGTATGTTTCGAGCCTCTAAAAAATAAATAAAATTGAGGGAGAAGAACCTCTAAAAGATTCATAGCAAACAGAAGAATGGAATCTACTGCATTCTTTGAAAAGAAGCTGAGTTTAACTCCAAGTGATTTCAATAAAGTGAAATCTTTGCCGATTGATGTGATTTTACTTCAAAAGGCCAAAGATAGCATGGAGAAAAAATGCTCTGAACAGGGGTTTGTTCTTCCCGGTACCATTGAGATGCTTTCTCGGTCTATGGGCTATTTTGAGTCAGCCCGCTTTACAGGCGATGCCATCTATTATGTGAAGCTACAGGGCACTGTGATTTACCCTGTAGATGGTATTCGTGTAAAGGGAGAGGTCATTCGCAAAAATAAGATGGGTCTCTATGTGGATTACAAACAGGCCATTCGCATTCAGGTTCCACGCGATCTTCATATTGGAATGATTGAATATGAAAATGTAAAAATCGGTGATATCGTTGAGGTTGAGCTAAAACGCTCTAAATTTGCCATCAATGATGCCTATATTCTTGCAAGTGGCATCTTTCATGCAACCGTGGAGTCAGAGAAAAAGGAAGAAGTTGCACCATTGCTACCTGCTGTAGAGGCTGCGGAGGTAGTTGCCTTACAGCCTTCTGAAGCAGACATCGTTGCCTCAGAGCCAGCCGCTGAAGAGGTCGTTGCCTTAGAGGAAGAGGCAGGACCAAGTGAAGAGGAGGCTGAAGAGGAGGCTGAAGAGGAAGAAGAGTCCGAAGAACCCAGTGAATAAGATATGCGCTTGTTGCATATCCAGGAACATCTTTACGGAATTAGAAATGTCAACCTACGATGATCGTAAAAAGGTGTTTGACAACATCAGACTCCTTGCAAAACCAGAGCAAGAGGAGCTATTCAGAATCATACGGAAGACCAAAGAACAATATACGGAAAATTCAAACGGTATTTTTTTTGACCTTTCGTCTTTCTCCGAAGAGACCTTTCAGCAAATACAGGGCTACCTCCATTTTTGTCTGAAGACTCGCCAAGAGCATGAAGATCGTTTGAAAGACCTTGAAACCATTCGTATTCAGAATCAAACCTACCATCCTACTTCTTCATAAAATTTGATTAGCCTAAAGCATGGAGTAAGTCTAATAGATAGTATGACAACCCCTCGTAAACAATATCAGAATGTCAGCTTTGGCGAATTGCTCGCCTTCTCCAAACAAAATCCCAATCGACACCGAATGTTGGAGTCCATTGAGGTTCATGTAGCGGCTGTCGATCCTTCCCTTGATTCCTTTCATCTACCAGGATATACTTCATTCAATGTGAATCCAGCAGGAATTATTAACATCCTTTCCTGTATTGCTGACCCACAGTTTTATTCACTTGCCCCTGCCAATGCTCGTATGCAGCAATTGATTGAGTACAGCACCAAGTTGCAACAACAAACAGATGATCTTAAGAATACATCCCTTTCTCGTAAGCGCAAAAAGATTCATGATTTGATCGCTGTTTCCTATAACGGTGGCACCTTTCAAGAGAAGGATTACCTCGATCTCTATCACGGACTCTCTCTCATGACAAAACAACACTTTATCCTTCTTAAAGAGGCTGTTCAGGATCATATTGAAGATCATGAAACAAAATGCGAGAGTTCGCATAAGGGAGA